ATCTTTTCGTCCGTCATCATTGTTTTATTTCTATTTTATTTGGTTATTTCTGCGTTTTTTGTATAACTTTACATTGTTTATACTTCAAACCTATTTTAACTTTGCACTTGCATTAGGTTTGACATTGCAAATATACTAAACTATTTGAGTGCATCACTACAATAGTGAAGTATTTTTTAATAAAATAATTTTATAGCATTCCAAAATATTATAGACAGATTACCTTCATGCCTGATAAACTGATAGATAAGGCCGTAGAATTACTACGAAGCACACAAGACACTCCGTATAAAATCGCCAAAGCGACTGGATTGTCACAAACAATTATCGGCAAATGGAAGAAAGGAGAAGGCAAGCCGAGTAGAGCAAATGCCAGATACATACTCCAATATTTTGGCATACCCAACATAGAAGACCAACCTATCAGCCAAGGAGGCGAAGACGTCACGCTGCCGAAAGCTGAAACAAACAACTTAGATACTATGGAGAGAATGAAATTCTTTGAAGCTCTCGAACGACGAGATCAGGAAGTATCCAGACTGATCACCATCATCGAGAAGATGCAAGGCATCACGCAAGGGGCAGAATCGGCTGCCCAAAAAAAAGAGGCGTAGCGGTATTCTAATTAGCCTTATTCCATCTCCATTAGAGCGAAAGAAATATGACAAAATTAAACCGTCTAAAATAAGCTCCATATAGCGAGCAACACACTTAAAGGAGATTACGGTCTCCTTAAAAAACGGCCGAGGCGTCAGTAGCCCAAAACATATCCTCTTAAGGTAAAATCCATAGTGCAAAAAAGCATACTCCAATAACCCCCAAATATATCCCCAGCTCCGGCGCTTGCCGGGGCATTTTTTATATATTGGCACAATAAACGCATTACATACACGTTGTCATAGTGCGACAAAAAAAATCGGCAAAAAATTTGCATTGAATAAAAAAAGATATATATCTTTGTAACGAAAACCAAGCATCGCCATACTTTCTTGTATGGTTTGAGCCGCTATAAGTAGCGGCTTTTTTTATAATTATATGATTATGAAGAAACGTGTTACAATATATATCGACGGTTTCAATTTTTACTATGGCTTGAAACGCATCAAATCTGCGGATGTTGATTGGCGGAAATATTACTGGATAGACTATGTGAAATTGTTCGAGCAATTTGTGGGTCCGGATCAAGAATTAGCAAAAGTAGTCTATTTTACTGCGTCTCCCCTTAGTCCCAGCAAAAACAGCCGCCAGAGTGCACTACTAAACGCCAACAAATTACTTCATCCTGATAAATTTGAAGTCGTACGCGGCAAGTATATTGGGAAAACAATAGAATGTCCTCATTGTAAATTTGCAATTAGCAAACCTGAAGAAAAACGCACGGATGTTAATCTTTCAGTTCGAATGATGGGCGATTGTTTTATGGATAAAACAGATATCTTAGTCCTTGTCAGCGCTGACAGCGATTTAGTCCCGCCTATTGAGTTTATCCAAAGCAATCATCATAACAAAAAAGTTAAAGTATATTTTCCACCCGCAAATTTTAGCAACGATTTAAAGGATAACATAATAAGGCACAAGGGGAAACCTATATTATTAGAAAGAAATAAAATTAAATTCGAAAATAGCATTATGCCTGAAAGGATTGATATCAATGGTAAAATCGTCACTATACCCGACAAATGGAAATAGGCATAACTTTTATCGATTACTAATTAAATTAACTACATGAACAAACAGCAATAAAACCCAACACCCATTGATCCCCAACCATTTGGTCGGGGATTTTTGTACCTTTTGAACAATATCATCCGCCAAAATAAGGTTTTCCCTATAGCAAAACACAAACCTTTTGAACAATTTGCCGGCTTTAGAATAAAAGTGCAAAAAAATCTGAAAATTTTTTGCCAAACTCTTGCAAAATGTGCCGAACGTGCACACCTTTGTCCCAGATGCTTGTGATGGCGCAAGCAACGGACACAATCGGAAATACCTTTTTGTTGGAGTTACGTGATTAGGAAGTCTGTTGGTCGTCATGCGCCAGCAGACTTTTTTTTCTTATGACTCGAAAGGCAAAAGGATTGGTGCCACAGGATGACAGGGGCAACATCACGCTGTTTATGAACCGTGACGAATTGATGATCGCCATAAACGCAACGGCATTACGCTGCAAGAAATTTATTCGTCACGAAATACTCGCCAAACGACAGGGAATACAGACAGACAATAAGTATACCCAGAAGATGGCACAACACCATACGGACGGGAAAAACTTTTTCACTCCGCCTTTTGGTAATTCACGGGACCGCAACAACCTTTGCTCTGAATAATATATCATGGCAAAAGGTCTTACCATAAAACAGGAGAAGTTTTGCAACAAGTACCTCGAATGCGGAAATGCATCCGAGGCTTACCGCTTTGCGTATGACTGCTCGAAGATGAGTGATGATTCTGTTTGGTGCAACGCCTCGCAATTGTTATCCGACACAAAGGTAACACAAAGGGTCAAAGAGCTGCAGACCGAATTGCAGAAGGCAAGCGACATATCCAAAGAGCGGGTATTGGAAGAACTCGGCGCAATACTGGAAGCCCGCATAACAGACTATGTAAATCTGGTTACAGAGCGGGTCCCCCTGCCCCAAAGCAAACGCGAGAAGAAGGCAGGGGTTCCCGTCGAATATACAGAAGTTCAAAAACTTGTTTTCAAGGACTTCGACCAGCTCACTGACAGGCAGGTCCGAGCCATTGAGAGCATCAAGGAGGGGAAGAACGGGATCGAGCTAAAGTTGCATGGCAAATCATGGACCATCGAGCGCATATCCAAAATGCTGGGCTATGATGCGCCCGTAAAAACAGCCAACACTGACAGCAAGGGAAATGACATTCCCCAGCCTACCTTCAGTACAGAGCGTCTATTCCAGTTAATCAAGGAGAGTGGAGGCAATGAATGATTACTCAGGAGTCGGTGATCTCTTGATAAAAGAGGGTTGTTTGGCATTCACAGCTGTAATGTTTGAAGCAGTGAATAAACACCCTTTCCGCATAGCCCCTCATCACCGCGTAATATGCCACAAGCTCGACCAAGTACTCCGGGGAGAACATCCCACCAATAGGTTGATGTTTAATATTCCTCCACGGCATTCAAAAACAGAATTGGCCGTAGTATCCTTCTCTTCGCTCGGATTTGCAATAAATCCCCGCTCCGAATTTATACACCTTTCAAGCAGTGACCAGCTCACCACTCGAAATGTCACAAACATCCGGAGAATTATGGAGGACCCCAACTATCGCGCTTTCTTTCCACAGGTAGAGCTTTCCAACAATGCCAAAGGAAGCATCTCAACCTCTGACGGAGGTGTCATGTATGCAGCGCCCTTTATGGGTCAGATCACCGGCTTTGGATGCGGTAAATTGGGTGCCCAAGACTTTAGCGGCGCAATGTGCATAGATGATCCGATGAAAGCTCAGGACAGCTGCTCAAGCACGACCAAGGCACGCATCGGAGAGTTGTGGACATCCACATTCAAGAACCGCCTTAACGATGTGCGCACACCCGTTATTGTAACCGCTCAAAGACTCGCCGTGGATGATTTCTGCGGATACTTATTGGAATTGGAGGGCACAATTGAAGAGGGAGGAGAATGGGATGTCATCAAATTCCCTGCAATTGTAGATGACGGATTGCCCACTGAGCATGCACTATGGGAAGGCCGATTTGCGCTGGATAAATTAAAGAGGTATCGGGAATCGGACCCATTTACCTTTGAAACACAATACATGCAGAATCCCAAGCCTATTGAGGGACTCATGTATCGGGAGTTTCGGACATACGACGTTATACCATACTCCCAAAGCACTATCCATAAGAACTATACGGATACCGCAGACACGGGAAGCGATTATCTATGCTCCATCTGCTACGATGAACTTCCGGAGGGAAATTACGTAACGGATGTGCTGTATACTAAAAAACCAATGGAGTATACAGAACCCAAAACGGCGGAGATGCTCGCAAAAAACAAAACCGAAATAGCGAATATCGAAAGCAATAACGGGGGCCGAGGATTTGCCCGCAACGTTGAGCGAATTTTACGGGAAATGAACATTACCCGAACTACTATAAGCTGCTTCACTCAGACGGCTAACAAGCAAGTGCGCATTTTCACCAAGTCGGCAGACGTCAATAACATCACTTACTTCCCCACAGGTTGGGATAAACGATGGCCGGAATTTTACCGCGCTATTACAGGATACATGAAGGAGGGTGGGAATGCCAATGACGATGCCCCGGATGCGCTCACCGGGTGTTATGAAAAACGCAGTACTCCTTTACGTGATGATGATTTGAACGATATTAATATTTGGTAACGATGAACTTTATTGACCGCCTATTTACCTATTTCCAGAATAAGACACTCAACGCTTTGGGAGTTGAGCGTGATTTGATGGACCTCATAAAGGCAAAAGATATCAGTCAAGCAATGTCCTTGATGGAAGATCACGACCCGGAAGCAGTAAAAGCGATCTGCGAGTACAATCCGGAACTTCATGCCATAATGAAGCGGCAGGACAAAACGAGAAAAGGACAACGCGATTATCGAACGGAGAAACTGCCTCGCACGCGCCAACGCTATATCAATGAGGTAGAACTATTCTTTTTGTTGGGCAACCCTATTAAGTGGAAGTCATCCGACGAATCGGGAGACGCTGATGCTTTCGCCGCGTATAAACAATTCCTCCGCGATTTAAGGTTTGACAGTAATATGAGACAGGCAAAGCGACTTGCTGGAGCCGAAACGCAGAGTGCAAAATTGTATCACATATACAGAAATGAGATCACAGGTCTGCCGGAGGTTAAAGTAGTCGTACTTTCCAAGTCCAAAGGGCATACTTTACGCCCTATGTTCGATCAGTATGGGAATTTGCTTGCATTTGGATATGGGTATTATTTGAAAGAAGGAACGGGCACTATAGAGCATTTTGACATTCATACCCCCACCTTCATATTTCGGGGGAGGAAGGCCAAGATAGGATGGGATGTAGTGCCGATTGTAAATCCAACAGGCAAAATAAATATCATTTATTATAGGCAGGAAACAGCTTGGAGTGGATTGCAGCCCCGTATTGACAGGGAGGAGGATATTGACTCGAAAACCGCTGATACAAATAATTATTTCGCAGACCCAATAGCCGCTGCCACAACAGACGTCATCAAAAGCCTGCCCAAAACAGATCAGCCCGGAAAGGTAATACAGTTAAACAGCAAAGAAGACAAGTTTGAATATATAGAGCCGCCGACTTCCTCCGAGACGCGCCAGCAGGAAAAAACAGATTTAAAGGAGTCCATCCTCTTCGACACCTTCACGCCCGAATTTACACCCGAAAAGATGGTTGGACTGGGAACCTTGTCAGGCGATGCCATAAAAAGGGCAATGGTGCTTGGATATATTAAGCGTGATAATCGCAAGGAGATATACGACGAACTCGTCGATCGGGAAAAGAACCTCATTCTGGCGATTATGATGAATGTAACTCATATCAAGATGAGAGACAAACTCGCCACCCTCAAGATCGAGCATGAATTTTCGGAGCCATTCAGTGAGGATGTCGCCGCTCGGTGGAAATCCATTGGCCAAGCCTATAATGACGGAATTCTTTCACTCGAAGAGGCTGTCAACCTAATGGGCGTGGCCGACAATCCACAAGAGGAAATAGACCGACTGAAAACAGCATTGGGTCGTTCGGAATCCATCTCAAGCGGAGAAGAGTCAGAAACAAACCAATCGAACAATAATCCATCAACAACAAGTGATTTTACGGAAGAAAAATCGAACGTTTAGAACAATCAATAAAAAATCACGCTCATTTTTGGTAATTCACGTGACCGTCGAAACCTTTGCCTTGAAGCAAATAATTTAATGAATATGAAAGATAAACTTTTGGCATTGCTCCAAACCAAATTTCAGGGGGTGGACAATGCAATTCTCGACCGAATCGCAACGAAGAAGTCTGAGAATGTATCGGACGAAGCGCAATTGACTACCATCGCGGAGGGAATTAGCTTTCAGGACGTGCTGACCAGCTACGGCGATTACCGCGCAGGGGATGCCTCGCAGACCGCAGTCAAAAACTACGAAAAGCGACATAACCTGAAAGAAGGGAAGCCTATCGAGCAGCCTGCCGCCGGGGACAGGCAGGTAAAACTTACCTCCCCAAGCGAAGAACCTGAGTGGTTCAAGGCTTACAAGCGTGAGCAGGAAGAGCGTGAGAATGCTATACGAGCAAAATACGACGCTCTGGAAGCCATGCGTGCAAAAGCCGAGCGCGACTCGATTTTTCGCGCAGCAGCCAAAGAAGCTAACATCAAGGACTCGGTGCTGGAAGACATCTTAGGACTCGCAGCCGCGATGAGTGAGGAGAATCCTGACAAATCAAAGCTGCAGGAGAAATTTGCAGCCATACAGACACGAGTCGTAGCAGCAGGGCTTGAGGGAAAGGAATCGGCATTCCCCCTCTCCACATCCGAAGGCCAAAGCAAAGAGGAGGCAAAGGCGTGGGCTGAAAACTTGCCGGATGCATAACAAAATCTAAAAAGAAATGGCTATCAAATTCGAAAAGACCCAAATTAAAGGCGGGTTCCCCGTGTTCTGGCGTGGGGAATGCGAGGTGCTTCCGGGAGACTTCAAACTCAAAGGAACCTATCCGGAAGGGATGAAACTCAAGGAAGGAACCCCGATCAAGATCGATTTCGAGAACATGGAATGTACGATCTGCAAATCTGCGCGCATCGTCGAGGGCGGAACCACGACAAAGCCGCGTGTGGTGAAAGGGTCCATGTTCCAAGCAAACGACGCCGTCAAAATCGGTGAATCCACCGGGACAATCAAAAGCATCAGCACCACCAACGAATCCTACGACGAGATTACACTCAACGCTGCAATGGCCGAGGCGATTGCCGGCGCGGATCTGCTTGGAGGTGACGAGCTGCCCGATGCTGTTATTGAGACCACCAAAGAATACACCACGACAAACGGATTCCCCACTGTGTCGGCGGCATATGGGGCCAGAATCCTTAAGGACGTGGCATATCCGGTGCCCGATGCGTGGCTGCAAGGCTACAGCATGAAAAACAACCCTGAAATCAAGTACATCAGACAGTAAAGAAAATGAACGAAGTATATTATTCTTCCATCTTCCGCGAACTCACCAAGGAGGTGCAGGTTCGTATTGACGCGGCGTCGGAGCTGCGCAAACGCTTATTCGACCAAAGCGTGTATGAGCGTTTTCTCGATTGGGATACGCCGACTGTAGGACTGAACTTCGAGGAAATCATCGGCTCGTACAATCTCAGCGTTGCCGCCGCTACATTGGATTCCAAAGGCAAAGAGCCTATCATGGGAACCGAGGGGCTGGCGACAATCTCGAAAAAGGTCCTTACGCATCAGATGACATATCCTATGCGCATCGAAGACTACCGCAAGGTTCTCCAACTGCTGGACTCGCGGATGATCCCGGATCAGGCGAAGAAACAGCAACTCGTAAACCTCATGTGGGGCGGCGTGGAGAAGGTTGTCAACTCTGTAAAATCGAAACTCGACATCATCTTCCTCGGCGCGCTTTCCAACAAAGGCGTCTTCGAGTTCACGTCCGAGAACAACCCTGAAGGCGGCGTAAGGGGCAACATCGACTACGGTATGCCCCAAGAGAACATCGCTACGGCAGATACGCAGTGGACCGAAGCGAACATTGACACTGTCGATGTATTCGAGGACATTCAGGAGATCGTCGATTCCGCGCAGGAAAAAGTGACCTTCGACCGCATCCTTTTGGATCAGAAGCGGCTTTCGTATATCCTCCGAAGTAAAAAGATGAAGCAGGTGATCTTTGGGTCCGACAAATCTGCATCGCCGCTTCTTCTGGCCAACCTGAACGAGTTCATGCGCTCCAACGGACTGCCCGTATTCGATGTTATCCGTCGAATGACGCGCATTCAGGACAACGGCAAGATCAAGGAGTACAAGCCGTGGAACGACAAGAATATCGTGTTTGTGCCGGCAGGACGTCTCGGTGTCATCAAGAATGCCTATGCCGACAACGAGCTTCGGCCGGAGCCGGGTGTTACCTACTCCGACTATGGCCGCATCCGGATTTCCCAATGGGGAAAGGGTGAAACCGACAATTCGAACGGCGTGGAATTCACGAAGGCACAATCCCTGTCGCTTCCGGTTATCACCGAGATCAACGGCATCTATTCGCTGACCGTAGAATTGTAGGTATATATGACGGTGGCAGAGTGCATACATCAGGAGTTCAACATGGTCGGGACAATCTCAGACTATGGTGTCCGCCGCTTTGCGAGAGAGTGGGGCTTAGACCCCGACTCTCTGGCGAGCAGCGAGCAACAACAGCAAATCGTCGCTAAACGAGTGACTGAGTTTATTGACAGCCTGATAATGCATCCGTTATCGGTAAGCGAGAGTGGGCACTCGGCTTCTTGGTCTGACAGCGCCTTAAAGCAGAAAGCGCAACTCATGCTCCGAAAATACGGCATCACACCGGGAGAAGAGCTGAGCAGCTCCATCGGCTTATCTTCGATAAAGGATGCTTCAAACTTGTGGTAATATGTACTTTGCGCCCCACATACTCTACTTAAGGATAGACCCGCCGAAACAGTACGACGCGCTGGGGCGTCCGATAATATTATCCGAAGATGATACATGGCAGAAGATAGGTGATTGTCGTTGCGACGACAACACGACCGTGCGCCTTGTGTCTGAAAACGGCGAAGTGCGTCAATCGGAATACCATATCGTCTACGAAGGAAAGGGAATCCCCAAAGGGAGTTATGTGAAGTGCATTGATAAGACAACCGGCGAAGTCCGCGGTGAAGGCACGGTAGCAATACCAAAGGAGAACAATTATTTCAACGTTTCAGACCTCTGGATATGATTACAACCGGCGATGCTCGCAACATCTTGTTTTCCGCTTGCCGGAAATTCGGGATTAAGGAAATGCACACTTCATGGGCCATTCCGGGCGGGAAAGTCACACGCGAACGTGTTGTAGTCATAACCCCGCCCCAGCAGACTCCGACTACATATTGGGAGGACTGCTTCGTGGCTGTCAATCTATGCGTCCCCGACATCAAAGGCGAAGCGAATATCAAACGTCTGGACGAGCTTGAACGAGCGGCGAAAGCCAAATTCAAGGAATGGACCTACGGCACTTACGACGAATCCGCATATAGGTACAGATATGAAAATATCGGCCGCGAGGAGGATCCGAACTTAGGATGCCACTATGTCTATATCCGGGTATTATTCAGAGTATTGAACATTAAAAACAACTAAAACAATGGCAAAAGTAACAGCAGTAGGAATCAAGAAGCTGTATTACGGAGACCCTGCAAAGATCATGGCGGATGTCACCCTTGCTTCACTCAAAACGCTCTTGAGCGACGAGAGTACCAAGCAGGTCGAGAACATTCACCAAGATACGTGGAGTATTGAGGAGGAGGAACCGTCTACCACCGAGTACCGGAATCAGCTCACAAACGGCGTATACCGCCAATCGACCGAGATGGGAAATATCCAGATGAGTTTCACCATCGGTCAATACGACTATTCGACGAAGGCCGACCTCATGGGCGGCACCGCAACCGCAACGTCGTGGAAGCGCAACCGCGGCGTGGTAATAATCGAGAGGTTCATGGTTGCCCTCACTGAAGACAATCAGTACTGCGTATTCCCGAAGGCGTCGGTTATCGCACGCGACGCCCAGACCGACGGCGCAAGTGCTATTGGCGTTGTGGCCACGGCACTCGAACCCGACAATGCAGCGGTTTCTTCGGAATACTGGTTCGATGCTTCCGAAGAGGAGAGCGTTTAGCAACCTGTCAACATTCAAGTACGGGGGTGGGAGGCATAAGCCCCTCACCCCTATTCTATTATAACAATTACCATGAAATTAGACTTTATCAGCATACGTATCGCTTCAAAAGGATACACGATATACAAAATGTCGCCGATGACCGCCACCCGCATTATGACGGCAATCGACGTAAAAAAAGAGCCGGACGAAAGCAAGGTGTGCATAGCCGCGATGGCCTACAGCGTTGCGCTGGCAATCGTGGGCAGCCGGAGCATATTGCACCGCCTCAGGGCATGGCTCCTGTGCCGTCGCTTTATGAAGCGAAGCACCTTCGCCGAGCTGTTCGACTGCTATCAGAAAACCTTGCTGATGATTCCGCTGGAGGACATTGCATCGGTGGCCGCCGTGATGGAAGGATTAGCGACAACCATATCCAAAGATCATGATTAAATCGGCGGACATTGTCGCCCGGTCTCTGCTGAACAAGCATCATGTCGCGGTAAAGCTCGGAATGTTCACATTCCGGATGTACCAGCCTTTTGTCAAAGACTTGGCAAGGGCCTTTGCTGCCGGGCGGATAGATGTATCGATACAAGGCCGGCAAAGATTCTCTCTGGGCACAATATCGCGACTTATGTTCCGGCGCAAGTGGGCGCAGAAGGTATTTCTATGGTACGCCAAGAGATATGCCTCCTATGAGGAAATATCCCACGCCACCTGCGCTATAGCAGAAATAGTGTCGGGGAAAGACTTGTTCGATTCAGTCAAGATTGACAAGACGCGGCGCAATACCATTGCGGAGACCGTCGGCAACAACACTATAACCGGGATCATGGCGACGATGATGGACCAGCTGAACATATCCTACAAAGAGGCGTTTCAGGGCATAAACTACCCTACCATGCTTTTGATGATGACGGACAAGGTTCGCACGCTCGTCGGCGACGAGAAAAAGATAGTCAAAGGATCGGGGGCCGAAATGGCCAAAAGAAGAGGCAATAAAAGACGAGGTAATAAAATACATCAATGAGTGCTTTATCATTCAAAATAAATGCGGAAACCGACAAACTCAAGAGCTTCATCAGCATGCTTGAGCATTTGCGGCGCGTGCTGGCGGACATCCCTGACAGCACCAAGGATTTCGACGTCATAAACCGCAAGATCGGAGAAATGGAGGCCCGTGTGGAGCAATCCATGCGCAAGATCGCCCAAATGGAGCGTCAGGCGATGGATGCGGCGGCCAAAACAGCAGCTTCGGCCACTATAGGGAACACGGGTGGCGACTCTACAGCCGGAGCACAAGCGGCCAAGGCCGAAACGGCGGCGTATCATGAGCTAATCGAAGAATTAAAAGCCGTCAATGCTTCAAAAAAGGAGAATGTCATCCTTATATCTCAATACGAAGCTCAAATAAAGCGTCTTAAATCGGAGATAGATAGCCTGAATAAAGCGGAGAGTCAAGGCATGAAATTGACGCAGAATCAGAAGTCAAGCCGCCTTGAAGCTACGCTATCCATCGAGGAATACAAACAGGCCATATCTCGCGCCAGAAAAGAGTTAGTCAATCAAATCAAGTTCGAACAAGTCGCACGTGGATCCATTGACGAAATGTCGCAAGCATTATCACGAATGCGCACCGTATATCGCTCGTTGAATGAAAGCGAACGAACAAGCGGCTGGGGGCAAAACCTGCTCAAAAACATCGAATCCATTGATACGAAAGTTAAAGAACTAGATGCTACAATGGGGGTACACACCCGCAATGTCGGTAATTATGCTTCCGGATTCAATATGCTTGGATTCCAGATTCAGCAGGTTGCCCGCGAATTGCCGTCGTTGGCGTATGGTCCTCAAATATTCTTTTCGGCCATATCCAACAACCTGCCGATGCTGGCAGATGAAATAGCCCGTGCGAAGAAATCTGTTGATGAATTGAAGAAAGCCGGGCAAACATTCACGCCCGTATGGAAGCAGATCGCATCGTCCATCTTCTCGTGGCAGACCCTGCTTGTCGCCGGAGTTACCGTACTTACCCTTTACGGAAAGGAAATAACAAGCTGGGTGGCATCGCTGTTTAAAGGCAAGACAGCAATAGATACCGCCGCTGCCGCTCTTGAGCAATTCAATTCCGCGATGGCTCAAGGCTCTGTGTCGGCGCAATCCGAATTAACCAAGCTGAACCTGCTGTATAATGCCGCGACTGACCTGTCCAAGCCCTATGAAGAACGGGCCGAGGCCGTCAAGAAGCTGCAAGACATCTACCCTGCCTATTTCGGCAATATGGCCGCAGAACAGGTTATGGTAGGAAATGCCGTCGGCGCCTATGAAGACCTGCGGGATGCAATTATCGAGGTCGCACAGGCCAAGGCCGCCCAAGAGCTTATTACAGAGAGTTCGAAGAGTTTACAACTTATTGAAGCAACAGGCGATGCCTACACAAACTATTCTCTTGCTCTAAAAGAATATAGAATAGCATATGCAGCAGCGAAAGAAGCCAGCAAAGGGAAAGGGCCAATAACATTTTCTCTCACCTCTGAATCTGCAAGTTTTGAAAGAGCGAAAGCAAACTTAACGAAGTTTAGGAGTGATTTTATTAACGAACTATCAAATCTTAGTAAAGATGGTGATGACCTTTGGAAGCGCATAAACGAGGGCTATGAAGGAGATGTAGATGCCTTCATTGCGGCGATAAATGCCGGCATCGAAAAATTAACTCCGGCGGCAGAAAAGCTGTACACTACCCTAACCCCGGAAGAACTCAACGCAGAGGCCAAAAAAGCCCGTGATGAAGCCATAAACGCGGCAAAGAAGGCCGCATCCGACCAAGAGCGCAACCTGAAGGCACTCAATCAGAAACTGCAAAAGCTCCGGGATGATGCGTTACAGGCCGAGGTTGATTCCATGAAAGACGGAACGGCCAAGAAACTTGCGCAAATAGACCTCGACTACCAAAAGCGCGCGCGAGCCATACAAGAAGCAGAAGCCGAAATCCGCCGACTTCAAGACGGAGAGCTGACTAAGAACCAGCAAGCGCAAATTGAAGCTCTGAACAAAGCGAACAAAGCACAATATCAGCGTGACTTATCTGGTATATCCGGAATATCATTGACGCCTGAAGGATTTGCAGAAATTATCAATAAAGAAACTCAATCTTGGAATGAGTATCTGCAAAAATACGGCACCTTCCGCGAAAAGCTACAAGCCACAAAAGACATTTACGACCGAAGGATTGAAGAGGCAGGGACCGTCGGGGAAAGAAAGAGTCTCGAAGCCGAACGAGATGCTGCGATAGTGGAAATCGAAGTGCAAGCCGGGGAATGGATACGAGAACTTACAGATAAAACTAAAGACAAATTAGCCGAACTGAAAACCGAACTCGAAGCATCGTTACAATCTCTTGAGTCGGAATACAATGCCTTGGATTCATCCGATACAGAGCAGGCCCAGAAACTACGCGCTGAAATAAACAAAACCAAGGCACAAATTAATGCGGTAAATAAAGCAGCATCAAATACGCAAACATCTCCCAAAGAAAATGCAATCGAGAAATGGCAACGGCTGGAAAAGACTCTCGGAGACATTGCAGATGGGTTTAAAGATATTGGCGACGCCGTAGGAGGCACTACGGGCGAAATAATCAGTGCTGCAGGTGAGATCGCGGCAACAGCCACGAGCATGATAAGCAGTATAGTAACCCTTACTGACTCATCGGCCAATGCCATAACCACAACCTCTACAACGGCTACAAACGCAATAAAGGCAGTGGAGAGGGCTTCCGTTATTCTCGCCATCATTCAGGCTGTACTGAGTGTCGCTACTAAAATTGCAAGTCTATTCAACAATGACGAAGAGAAGCAGGCTGAAATAGACAGGCTACAAGGGCGTATTGAGCAGTTGCAATGGGAATTGGATAATGCCAACGCCATTCGATTGCAACGAAATTCTTTCGATGCAGTTAAAAATGTAAAGGACGCCTACAATAACGCGGCGAAATCAATAATGAGCGCGTACAAAGACGTAGGCAACTTTGTAGAGAGATTCTTCATCAGGCGATCCAAAGAGGCTGAAATAGAAAAAAAGGCGATCCAAAGTATAGCCGATGCTTATTCGAACCTCAAATATACAGATAGCAATCTTCTGGGTAAAAATAAATTTGGCGACACCCGCGAGCGACTTAACAATCTTGCAGAACAACAATTGTTGCTCCAAAAGCAGATTAATGCGGAGAACGACAAGAAGAAAACGGACAAATCAAAAATTAGAGAATGGGAGCGTCAGATTCAAGAGCTTGGAGCCGAAGCCGCTGAAGTGATTAACGAGGTCGTCGAAACCATTATTGGGGGCACGGCGGAAGAAATCGCAAAGGAACTTGGAGATGCGTTTATAGACGCATTTATGGAAGGCGAGAATGCGGCCGAAGCGTGGGGCGAAAAGGTGGACGAGATTGTCGCGGATATTATGCGGCAAATGATTATTTCCAAATTCCTTGAAGAGCGCATTGGCGAGGTATTTAACCGCTATAAATCTAAATGGTTTAAGGATGGCGTCTTCATCGGTATTGACAATGTGATAGACTCCATGAGTGGATTTGCGGACGATCTCAACAAGGTTGGAGATGAATTTCAAGCCATTTGGGATAGTCTTCCTGCCGAGACAAAAGAGTTGCTTGGAAATGCCGGAGCTGCTCAGCAGGAAGCCACGGAGAGAGGCTTTAAAGCCATGTCTCAAGATACCGGCGACGAGTTAAACGGCCGATTCACGGACATTCAAGGCAAGGTTACCGACATCCGAGGATATGTGATGATGCAAACTCAATCTATTATCGGGCTGCTGAACTCCATCGGAAATATCGAAACGGCCATATACACAAGCGTGCAAGTGGATAATGAGCTGCTCCGGTACGCTGTTATGACCTACATGGAGATCGTCGAAATAAACGGGAATACAGCTGTTATGAAGGCTGCTCTGACGGAAATTCGGGAAGACATAGCGGCGATCAAGCGCAATACAAGTGAACTGTAATGAAAATTGAAAAGGACATATCGGACCTGACCAAATTTATCGACGGCATCGAAGAGGAGGTTGTAGATTTCATGGATGAGAAGGCTCGTGAAGCATTAATAAGACAAAAAGAAGCGCGACTATTATCTGGCAAACGCGACTACCTAAACCACACATGGAACTTACGCAGCGCTCTTGGTTACGTAATTACTTATGAAGGAAAAGAAAAACGGCGATTTATAGGAGACCAAAATCATCCAGATCCAACGGCTGCTGCTGAAACCAATAAAGTACTCAACGAAGAAAATAAAGCCGGGACAAGCATTATTTTCGCAGACGGCATGTATTACGCCGGCTTTGTCAGTTCTAAAGGTTATGATGTCATTGATACAGCAGAATTATTTTTAGACCAAGAATTAAATAAGCAATGATCGGAGATTTACTCATCAACAGGACAGACGCCTACACAATGGGCGTTGCAATGGGTTCCGGGTTTATTGCCGGGTTAAAATCCCCTGCCGGCCTGAAAGACTTCGTAGAAAACGAAGACCCCAAGAAAGACGGCAAGGAGGTCATATATCCCGACAAACCCAAATTGGCGGCACGGGATTTAACATTGACTTTTATAATTACGGGAGAAACCCCGGAGGAGCACCTTTTAAACTACGATACTTTTATCCGGATGCTACACTTAGGTAAGGTAGATATATCGGTACCGGGAATAAGTGATGAAATATACCACCTGACATACGCAGGTAATTCAGGCAGCTACAACATATCCGGCGACCGCCTGACATCGCAATTAACAGTAAAGTTCAACGAGCCAAACCCCGCAGACAGGGGCGAGGATAAAGAAGAAGCATAATGACACACTCGAATAAAAATCTGGAAGAGATCAGGATTTCCGCTCTCCGTGGCGGAGCATGCAGGAAGGTAATGCGCATTCACGACTTCCCCGAACTCATAAAACTCATGTTCACGCCGCAGGGAATCGAATTCTGCCAAGACCACAACTTTCCCTCGGTCGAAGTGTTCAGAAAGAATCGAGACAGTTTAGAAGGGCTGGAAGTATATGTAGATGCGGGAAATATCACGCTCAAAAGTAAAGAGTGCGTATGTATCGTCGGAGATACAGATGCTACTATAGAAGCGGCAGGGACTAAATTCATCCATACGATAATCCTGATGCACGGCGCACGGGTCAAGATCAACGCCAAAGACTACGCCGTGCTCAATATCGTAAGAATCGGCGGCGAGTATTCAATAAAGAAAGACGAAACTGTGATTGTAGTGTAAAACAAAGCCGGGAAATAGTCCCGGCTTGTCAATTATTTCGTGCCCCTATTTTTACTGCTGCTGATAACTGGTATGATATCCGGCAGGTCGTCTTGGCCCGGTGGCTTTATTCCCCACTTGAAGTTCCGCCAAAGTTTCACTAACCAATTCAAGTTGCCTGTTTATTTAATATCCTCGGAATCATTGCAAATAATGGGCCTTGTTATCTTTTCTGTTGAAGTAAGATAGGCAGTTTCGGATACAGGATTGTCTGGGACATTCCCAAGGACTTGTTTTGCATTGATGGGAGATATTACCGAGTGCCCCAGTTGGTTTTCGAGTTGTTTTCGGGCTGCCTTTGCAACGCTGCCGCCACTTTTGGCTACCCGGACATTATGCTGAAATCCTTTTGGCTGTTGTTGTTTAGATATTTCCGTTACGGCGGCTTCTGCCAGCGTATTGAGGGCCAATTCGATGTTGGTCATATTGTCCCGCAAATTTTCTTTTTTTATGCCTTTAAACTGCTTGTATGATTTCGTATTACGTCCGGCCCACTCCATCGTGATAATATCCGTAAGTGCGGCATACTGTTTCCCCTCCACCCCTCTGCGCTGCCATTCATCAGTCAACTCTTTGCGAACCTCCATACTTTTTAGCCGCTGGTTGATCCAGTTGTCGGAATATCCCAGTCGCTTATAATCAAGCATCGCCTGCTGGATGGACAGTTCCGGATCCTGCATTTGGTCGAGGCGGTCGCTGGCAATTTGTGCCATCCATTGCTTGAATGGTTCAGCTTTCGGGGATGGTATCGACTGTATCAAACGGAAAAGTTGCTGTGTGTCTGCAACATCTGTAAAACGCATTTTGCCGTCCGAAGCCAACATTTTCAACTGTCCGATTTTTTCGGACACTTCGCTTCCTTCGTATTGTAACTTCTTTTTGAGGTCACTCCAATACTTTCGAGGTCGGTCTGTCCCTGTTAGGGCTTCGATTACGTCGATAATAGAAAAATACCACGTTTCGGTATCGTCATCCCATACGGTGCGAACTTTGCGATCTTCGAATAATTGTATGGCTTGTTTTTGTGTCATAGGTTGGTGTCGTTAAATTTATTCCCCTTTTTCCAATGCGAGCAAGCGCTTACTAATTTGATACAAATGTACGAAATTTATGCGTTGTGTTGGATGGAACAAATAAAAAACCGAGGCAAATGCCTCGGTTTGCGACTAAAATTTAAATCCGATTTTTATAGAAATAGCTCCTGCTAAATCTTTATAATAATCTTGGGATTGATCGGTCTCTGTAATTACAAAATCCACATATTCACTATGTTGCATAGCATATCCAACAGTAAAATATATGGCTTGTTTGTTTTTCAGGTTGAAATCTATACCTATGGCTGGCTCCAAGTACAATCCTTTTACAGCTTTCGTATTTCCACCTACATTAAAAGAATAACCTACGTTGCCTTGTATGAATGGTGCAACGAATTTGTCAGAAAAATTATACTTGATACGAGCGTAAACGGGGATCAAATATTCCTGACTCCGACTTTCGTACGTATCAGACACATATTGGACGCTTGTATGCGTATAGGATTGATAATAAAGGGCGTCTGTATACCTAAATCCCACGCCTGCGCCAATAAAAAAACGGGGGCTAAAAGCATATCCGCCAATAAACGATACATCTGCCGACTTGTTGTTATATGTCCCCAAGCCAAGCATTCCGCCTATCTCAATGGATTTTGAAAAGCCTTGAGCGTGTGCAACGCCTGAAGCAACAACAGCAACGATGAAGAGTAAGAATTTTTTCATATTCCTAATTGTATTGGTTAGTGCCGCAAAATTATAAAATTCCCCCCCCCACCAAATTTTATTCAATAAAAATGAATAGTGACAAGAAAAAAATACGAGATGTAATTGTTTTTTAGCCCACGAAAAGTTTATCCTTCAAAAATTTTGTATATATTTAAAAATAAATTTCCTTGTGAGTACTTGCACGGGGAGGAGTAGAACTTTTAAACACTAACCAACACATTTATATATGAAACGTTTTTTACTTATTTTTGTATCGTGTGTTATCTTAAATACACTTTCAGGGTGCGTTAATCAGCGCAAAAGGGATCCAAAATTAGAATATCTAAAAGAGTATTTTGCAGCAAAGGATGCTGCAAAAAATAGCCCACAGACAATAAAAAAAATATTTCTTGATTTTGAGTTTGGAATGTCTGCAAAAGAAGTAGAAAATCACTTCAAAACTCTATTGAAAGCCGGGAAAATACATATAGATCGAGGAAGAAATTTATATTATTATTCATTCCACACTCAATATGGTGAGGCTAAAATGACATTAGCGCAGGCATATCACAACGATTCATTATATAGTCTTGAATGCCGTTTTATAGGAGGTGATAATAATTTAAGTGGGAGCAAGAAGTTATGTATATTAGATGCTGCATCCAAATTCAGGGACGCCCATCCTGATTATAAATCATGGATAGTAACATTAGAAGGACTCGAAGATTTCGATCCTGATTATTATGATATTAAAGATAACGTCATCGTTCATTTTGATATGTTAAGGGGAACAATGACATATACCAATGCGCCTATTCTCAAACGGGTCGAACAGGAAAAAGAACAGCGCGAACAAAATACGATAAGCGATTTTTGATATGGGTTAAACATTAATTTGATGATATCACTCATGTAAACGAATATACACAAAATAGCTATTGTTATGAAATATTTTTGCTTAAAATTTTGCAATCACACGCAAAATTCTTATATTTGTAACGCTTAACCATGTTAGGGCAGAGATGCCCACCCTATTCACAGGTGGATTTTTTATATCCATAAGTGAACGTATTTTAAAATATAGACTTCGGTCGTGTACCTCCGTGAGATAGTCGTAATGGCTACTCAAAGCCCTAACAGGTGGTTAAGCAACGGGAAAGGCACGACCGTTTTTTTGTGTCTAATTTTTAATAGCTTAACCACCATGTTACACAAATCGCTTCCGGAAACGGATTATCAAACTCGCTGCATCGAAGCCGAGCGAACAGCCGCGCAGTACAAGAAGGCTTACTTTGACCTTCTGAGCCGTTACTGCGATATGGTTGACAAACACATCGCGGAGACAGACCGCGAGATCGCAGTATTTGCATCTACCTCTCTCACACGTCCTATTGATCCCTTCATTCTTATGAAGATGGGCGGGAACTCTGATGTCGCACAATGTAAATAGCCGAGCCATGAAGAAAAAGAATCCAAGCCCCGACTATTACCAACTCTACATTGAAGCCAACCAGCGTGCTCAAAATAACTATAATGCATACGCTCAGACTATGAAATGGCTGAATGAAACCACCAAAAAGCAAATCCAATTAGAGAGTTATATACACGCACTCGAAATGGACGCGCTCAATGCTTATTTGAACAGATCGGAGTATTTAGAACAACCTACGACAACCAAATGCTGTTAGCCATGAACAATCTGCAAATATTCAATAACGAGAAGTTCGGGCGTGTACGTATCATTATGTCCGACGACAAGCCTATGTTTCTTGCGAATGATGTAGCGAGATCATTAGGGTATATAGAGTATCAAAAGGCAATACGCACCCATTGCAAAGGGGTGTCCGAAATGGACACCCCTACAGATGGTGGGGTTCAAAAGGTGAAATACATTCCCGAATCCGATGTTTACCGCCTTGTCATGCGGTCGAAGCTCCCGCAGGCCGAGCAGTTTCAGGACTGGGTATGCGATGAGGTTCTCCCCTCTATCCGCAAGACTGGCGGATACATGTCAGCCAAAGAGACGGACACGCCCGAAATGATAATGGCACGCGCCGTGCTGGTCGCCAATGACACCATAGCCCGGCAGAAGCAACAGCTGGAGCAGGCCCAAAAGCAGGTCGCGGCACTCGCGCCGAAAGCCGAGCTGATGGACAAGGTATTGGACACGGACCAGAAGATAGACGTCGGGCAGGCGGCAAAGATTTTGAATCTACCATTTGGCCGCAACACGCTCTTCCAGCGGCTCCGCGAGCGAGGGATATTCTTCTGCAATCGCAATGAGCCTAAACAAGAGTATATTAACCGGGGTTACTTCGAGTTGAAAGAGAAATTGATCGACCGAAACAACCACGAATCGTTCACGGTCATCAAGGTTCTCGTGACGCAGAAGGGATTGGATTTCCTCGCAAGGCAGTTTGAGGTGGTCCAAACCCCGAAGAAGATGGCAGCGATAAGATAAGCCCCTGTATACTTCCCCGATGCCGGCGCCTCGCAGAAATGCGGGGCGTTTTTTTGTGTTATTTTTTTGCGAAAATTCTTGCATAATGTGCCGAACGGTTGCTCCTTTGCTCTCGAAAGTAATTTAACAAGATTATGAACGATATTCAGATTTTCAATTACAAGGAGAATCCCGTAACATTTCAAGTCGGCAATACCGACATCATGATTAACGCTACGGAGATGGCAAAGCCATTTGGCAAACAGCCGAGCGATTGGCTTCGCCTTAAATCTACGGAAGAGTTTTTAACGGCCCTCGCAAGCGTTCGGGGAATCCCCCGAACGGATATGCTCCTAAAAATTCAAGGCGGCGGCATTCAGGGTACATGGATGCACGAGGATGTAGCTTTAGAATTTGCCAGATGGCTCTCTCCAGCGTTTGCCATCTGGTGCAACGATCGGATTAAAGAACTGCTCAAAAATGGCTCAACTGAATTGCCGACCAATGGTTATGCGATGCAGTTGCCCAAAACGTATTCGGAAGCCCTTCGTCAGTTAGCTGATGCTGTAGAAGCGAAAGAGAAGGTTCAATTACAGTTGGCTGCCAAGACCGAACAACTGGACGAATCCAAAGATTGGTATTCTATCAAACGTTGGGCAAAAGAGCATGGCATGAATTGGCGCAAAGTTTCATGGCGGGCACTTAAAGCCATTTCAGCCGAACACGGGCTTGGAGTAAAAAAGATATTCGATGGTAATTACGGAGAAGTGAACATCTACCATCGTAAGGCATTTGCCATTCTATACGGCAAATAATCGTTCATAACAAACTTTCGGGGCGGGAAGAAATTCCCGCTTTTTTTGTTTTTTCACTTCAAATTTCTTGGTAATTCACGTGACCGTCGAAACCTTTGCCTTGAGCTTGTGACGATGCAAGTGGCAAACGACAGATGGTAATTTATTCTCCGTTAGGAATACAGATATTGGATGCTCCGGTCACGAAAGAGGCTGTTATCAAATATGCCCTCATGAGTGACTATTATATTGAGTTTCCCTTCAATCAACTTCAGTACATTCAAATTCCGCAAGGCTCATACATACTGTACAAAGGCCGTAAGTTCGAGATAATGGCCCCGGTATATCCGGAGTTCGACAACAAGACCGGAGGATATAAATACACGCTCAAGTTCGAGGCGCAGCAGAACCATATGAAGCGTTTTGTATGCTTCTGGCTGGGCGGGGATAATCCCGAAGCGGTATTCCACAACACCACCGCTCTCGAATCATTCGGCGCCCTGATCGTGGCCAACATGAACAAACATCTTGGCGTCGAAAATTGGAGCGTAGGAACCATCGACATCGAGAATCCCAAGGCGACAAAACTCGTGTCATTCAACGGAGACAAATGCTGGGATATACTCAACACGATCGCCGAAACTTTCGAAGTCGAATGGTGGACCGAGGAAAACGGAGATTTAGTGTCGCTTAACTTCGGAAAGCTGGAAAGAGGCACACCCGAAGAATTCAAGCGTGGCGATGTCGTCAAGAGCATCCCCGCCAAGAAGGGCGACGACTCCAGCTATGGCACCCGGTTCTATGTATTCGGATCTACACGCAACCTTACCAGCGATTATGGTCAGGCTCCGCAGGGCGGGGAGACCAACCATGTTTCAGAAATACGACTCAGGCTTCCCAACGGCCAGAGATATATAGACGCCATCCCGAATCTCGACAAAAGTGCCATTGTCGAGCAGGTCGTTTTCTTCGACGACATCTACCCCAAGAACACGGAGACGATCACAAGCATTGAGACCGTTGATCGGGAGATCATCGAGGGGCAAACAGACAAGGCCTATGTCATGTACTGCAAGGACTCGCCGTTCCTGCCGTCCGACATGATCGAAGGCGAAACGCTGGGGGCCACGTTCACCAGCGGAAGTCTCATGGGGCGTAATTTTGAATTAAGTATAAATTACAAACCTGAAACATGGAAACCCGAAGACGGCTTTGACAAGAAATTTGAGATCATCGCCCAAGTTGAGACGTCGGGAGAAAGCCAACTCATAATCCCCAATGAAAGTCTTCATCCCGAACCGGGAGATACTTTCGTACTCACGGGTGTAAAACTTCCCCAGCAACGAATCGAAGAGGCCGAAGAGGAGCTTTTGAAGGCCGGAAAAGCATACGCCGCAAAGAACAGCAGCGACACGGATGTATATACCTGCGAGACCAACCCGGTATATTGCACGGTAAACAAAAAAAATTACGATGCCGGTCAGGCTGTGCTTCTTGTCGATCCTCGATTTGGGTTAAACGGACGTCTGTCCCGAATTCAGGGATACGAAAAAAAACTCTACAACGAATATATCGCCACGTACACAATCGGCGATAATACTCCTTACTCCCGCATCGGCAGCATCGAATCGGATGTCAAGGCTACTTTGTATTCGCAACGTATAGGCGTTACAGACTCCGGAGCGGCAATATATCTCATCACCCGGTACGACTCTACTGCGGCCGAAGATTACAACGCTTATTCGGCCAAACGCGCCTTGTGGCAGTTTGCAAACAAGCAATTCCCGGACACCTTTAAGGGCAAGATGACTTTTGAGGACGGGGCGCAGTTCGGCGATTTCGCAACAGGAATTACCGGCATCGGCGGACTTATCGACAAGAAAGGGAATGCCGAAATGCAAAGCCTCAAGCTACGGGGATTCCTTGAGGTTCCTGAACTGAGGTACAATCGGGTCGATATTACAATGGGTGATACATGGTTTGCTCCAAGCGCCGGGATCATCGAGAGCGTCGATACCGAAGCCAAGACCATCACGCTCAAACTCGAAGAAGGCGAAATAGGCAGCCCGCGTGTCGGTGATATTTGCATGGGTATCTTCCACAGCTCCGAATCCTCGGATAATGCAACGGAAGACTACGATGACAGCAAAGGCAACAGACGCTTTGCCGGATTTGCAACGTGCTATTTCCGCATTACCGAAGTGTTGGACACGACGACCTACAAGACGTTCAAATACCAACTTCGGCCCGTCTCTGCGGCTTACCCGAAGCAATACCACCCTGCTCCCTCGATGACATTTGTCGGGTATGGCTCCTTCTCGAATGAAGCCCGGCAGACATCGCGCTACGAAACAAGGACATACCAGCGTTATCTGAAGGGGGTATCCGACTGGGAATTCATATCGTCCAACATCGCAGCTCAGTACGGCGACCTGTCCAATCTGTCCGTATTCGGGATAGATATGAAAGGCTATTCGGCCTACCTCAATAACATCTACATGTCGGGCGTCATCCATCAATTTACGCCCGGCGGGGAGGAAATACCGACAATCAACGACCGAGGAAAGTGGCTCGCGTCGGAGACATACAATAAAAACGACGAGGTATATCACAATAACGCCAAGTGGCGCTGTCTTGTCGATGGGACAAAATCAGAGCCATCTACATCATCGGAAGCGTGGGTCCTTCTTATGCAGGTCCCACTGTCTTCTGTAGTTCCTGTTTACAAGCAGCAAAATGAAAAACCGGCACTTCCGACCGGCAGCACTGTTCCTCCTGACGGGTGGAGTCTCGAATATCCCGAAGGCGGCGATTCAGGTGCATCTACCGACGTAACCAACATTATAATTGATGCGGATAATGAAGGGGATGTTACCCAAGATGGTGTGTTCTATAAACTTGCTGGAAAAGGTAATAATTCGACGGTGTCGTGCAAAATACAATTCGATGCTCTCAGCGCTGGTGCGACATTGGTATTGGACATAACCGCTTATTCAGAGGAAGGGTATGACAAATTAGCGGTCGGGAAAATAAATGTTCAGAATGTCAATACGGCAGACTCCGACACCTACGAAGCTGAAGTATCAGGGAACGGCGTATCTACTACCGTCGTCGTCACAGCACCAAGCGCAGGACGTCATTTCGTTAATGTAGTATATTCGAAAGACTCGTCCGGTGATGCCAATGGCGACTATGGCTTATTTCGTATTGCGTATAATACGTCCAAGACTATTCCGTTGTGGGTGTCTTTCGGATCGGTGATTGATGGCGTTGTTCAATCATGGTCTGATCCGGCGCGAATAAGCGGTACCGACGGCCGACCCGGAACCGACGGAAGGCCGGGTGATTGGACATCATATGTATTCAAGAAGAGCATTGATAAACCCGGCGCCCCTATTTCTACAAAGCCAATTCCTGATGGTTGGGAAGACGCTCCTTCCGGAGACGGCATTTGGTGGATGTCGAAAGCTACAATAAACGGGAGCACGGGACAGGCAAGCGCCCTGACATGGTCTGATCCGATTAAAGTTACAGGCGAAGATGGCCAGCTCGGACCATATATCGACTTTAAATACGCATCGAGCAGTGACGATAGCATAGGCCCAGATATTGAGTCAAACGTAAGAGAGCCGGACGGCTGGTATGACAATCCTCCGGCGCTTTCGTCCGGGGAATATCTATGGATGACCAAAGCGCAAATAGATGCAAATGACGAGCTTGTGGAACCGTGGTCCGACCCGGTACGCATAAGCGGAGAACAAGGCAAGCCGGGGGACAAAGGAGACCCCGGATATCAGGGTTGCATTATCCGCCTAACGGAATGGGTTTCGGGTGTAGAATATCGCAACGACGCTGATTTAGAATCAGACAGCCTGCGCTACATAGACATAGTGACTGTATATGAGAATAATCGACAACTGAAATTCCAATGCCGTCAGACTCATACTTCATCGAACTCCAATAAACCATCCGGAGGAACCACATCGACATATTGGCAACAGCTCAACGACATGGTGCCCATATATACGCCTCTGCTGTTTGCCGAGAACGCCGTTATCAACTTCCTGCAAGGTATGGAGTTCGTAGTCCATAACTCCAAAACGGATATTTCCGAAAATACCATCATCGCAGGACTCGTAGGCGGCGACATCCCTCTATTTGTCGGCAGCAACACACCGGACAACGCGCCTTTCCGAGTCGCTAAGGACGGTTCGTTTACAGCAACGAAGGCGAATATAATAGGAAGAATAGAAGCAACAAGCGGTAAAATAGGCAACTTCACGATAGACAACGATTATTGGTTGCAGTCATCTTTATCCCCGTCATCTGGAACAGACTGTTCACTTTTTATGTCGGCTGCGCGTATCACGTTGGAAAATATAGATGACAACTATAAAAATACATTCGACGTATCGGCATATCCCTCTTCTACTATGGGAGCGGTTAACCATTCCGTTTTAACAGTAAATACAAACAGAAAATCTTCTCAAGATATTAATTATTATAATATCGGGATAAACATTTCGGCAGAAGGATCATTCGGCACTAATCCGCTAAATCCAAGTACAAAATGCGGTAATCATGCCCTGTATTTGAGAAAGGGAGATGTGTGCGGATTAAGATTATATAATCGTAAAATATCTTCAGGTGTAACCCTTGACGATATGGATTGTTTTGTGACGGTGGATAGCGATGGCGGGAAGCGCACTATCACACTCCCTTACAATCCACAAGACGGTCAACTTTATTATATCCGAAACATAGGAACCAAAGGCGTACAACTGAACGGAAACGGGAAGCAGATTGCGATATATACTCAAGGAGCATGGGTTAACTCAGACTCATGGACTGACCGAGAATCCCGTAATCTGATCTACTGCGCGAGTATAGGATGCTGGGTGATGTTCAAATAGGGGGGGGGTAAACGGCATAATGCAATTTTAACGACCAAAAATTATGAGGAAAATTAACTTACAACGGCTTGAGATTTTTGCAGATATGCAAAAGAAAATATGCACTGTTCACGATGTGCGCGAGCAGCTTGCAAATCTCATATATGCAAATGCCTATGGTTTTGTCGGCCATGTACTCGCTCATAAAGTATATGAATCGGAAGGTGAAATAGAACTTACCGAGGCAGAAGCTCACGAATTAGGGCGTCTTGTCGCAACATTAGGATCTGCACCTCTTATCGATGCTGTATTGAGCAAACTTGACCTGAAGATCGAGGACGTAATATCTCCCGCGGACTACAAATAAAAAAAACAGCAAGTGAAGCGTATTCGTATAGGTAAAGACATCGAAATCCATTGGCCGATATTGACCAATGGCGAGCAAGTCACACTTGAAGGCCGCGATCTGCATCTGGTCCTTCATCTTCCCTCCTGCATGGAAACCCCTTTGCATTTCGAGCCTCAGGGGAACATTGCCGTATTCACTATTTCAGGCAATATGCAAAAGCAGCTGGGAGCATACCGGCTTACCATGTGGGAAAATAAAGATAAGAGCGGACAAACAGCCGTCGATTATTGCGATGCGTTTGAGTTGGTGCCTACTACATGTATGGAGGGCGGCAACGACAACAATCTGACCACGGAAACTGTCAATCTGGATTCTTCGGACTTGATCGTAGGCCTCCCCGGACCAAGTGCCTATGACCTTTACAAGAAGCACAATCCCGATGCAGAAATATCCGAGGAAGAGTATGCAAATGCTCCCATAGATGCCGCCGATGCCGCCAATGAAGCCGCAAAAGCTGCCAATGAAGCCGTAGATAAGATCGGGGATATTAATGAAGCCCTTGCCGGCAAGGTAGACAAAGAAGAAGGGAAGGGGCTGTCCTCAAACGACTATACGGACGACGATAAGGAGAAGCTGGACGGACTTTCGAATTACGACGACACAGAAGTACGAGCGCAGTTATCTGAAAAGGCGTCAAAAGAGGAAGTAGCCGACGCAGCTGAAAAAACACTCTCCGATGCTAACTCCCACACGGATGAACGCATAGAAGAGACAAAATCAGAGATTGCAACAGGACTTCTTGAGTTCGGGCAAGAAGTGGGAAAGGCAATATCCGACGGCGACGCGACTACTCTTCAATCAGCACAAAAATACACGGATGATGCCATTGACGCCATCCCCACACCAGATGTCAGCGGGCAGATAGAGCAGCATAACACCTCGCCTACCGCCCATCCCGATATCAGGGAGATTCTGAACACCTGCGTCGGTCTTCCGGAGTTCAACAGCGAAACCTACGAGCTTACCTTCACAACGATTGCGGGCGCTAAATTGATCGTTGACCTTCCCATTGAGCAGATGGGACTTGAGTATAACGAAGAAACAAGAGCCATTGAGTTCATAAATGCCGATGGATCTATTTCGTCGATCCCCGTTTCGGACTTCGTGAAAGTATACGTCGGGTCCATTGGTCCGGAAATACAGATTGCTGTAGAGGGTTCCGAGATTCGGGCTACGCTCCTCAATAATACCGTATCGTGGGATAAACTTACGCTGACCTTGCAGGAAGTAATTGAAGGGAAAGCCGACCGCACGGAGATTCCTACGAAAGTATCCGAACTGGAGAATGACTCCGAGTTCGTTACTGCCAAAGAAATTGATCCAGAGTTGAGAAAAACCTCATTTGAGGTAGTAGCCCATTCGGACTGCACGCTGGAGGAGCGCGTCGCGCAGCTCGAATCGCTGCTTGTAAGGATGCTTTCGGGCGATGTCCTGATCCCGGAACTGCAGGTTAAGAAATTGGGCGTCTGGGACGGCAACAACATCGTCGTTACGGGCGAGGGCGCTCCGTCGAAGGCCCCCGACCGGGCCGGACAGTTCTACATCGACACCAAGAACAATGCGGTCTACCACTCTGTGGGAAATAACGCCGTTTCGGACTGGAAAAACAACTAAAAACGAATCGTTATGTCTCAGGTAAACAAATACGCGAACAGAGCCGCTTATGAAGCGGATAACTCCCGATTGAAAACCCAGTCGGCGGTGTCATACGTTGAAGACGACGGCGAACTGATCTACGACGGGGTGAATGTCGTTGTCGGCCGGGATGCCGCGGATGCCGGCGATCTGGCGGTCTTCGACAAGACGGACAGTACGCTGAAGTTCGTCAAGGGTGCGACACTGCTTTACGACCAGCTGCCGCCGGAACTCGTTCCGATGGCCGTGGCCTACGGCCGCCGGGGCGACAAGGTGCGCATCGTTGCCCTGCGCCATCTGGATTTTTACAAGTGGGCAGTGGCGTATGAAGTGAAGCTTTCGGGCTTCGATCTCTCTTCGGGCGGCAGTTTTACGCTACATATCTATATCTCGGATTTCGAGTTTACCTATCCCGCCGGAGCAACTCTCGCAAGTATCGCAGCGCAGATCAATGCGACCCCCGATATTATGAATACTTATTCATGGAAAGCCACGGCTTCGGATGAACTGAATGCTATTGTCATGGAGTGTAATGCGTGGTCCAGTATTGAAGGGCATAAAAAAATATCCGCCGCAGGCTGCACGCTAACCAAGCATGCGGAAGATGTCGATTACCAAAGTACAACCGTCTTTATTCAGCCCAATACACTAGCTCCTACACGCCGCAGAAATGGCGCAGACTCACAACTGGCCGGATGCGACAACGAAGTGTTTCTGGAGTACTACAGAGAGAACGGCACGACAGGGACCAATATCCTGCCGGGCAGCTCGACGATCATCCGGGAAAGCGTTTTCACCGAGGCCGATAACCCGGCATTGGTTGCGGCCTATCCGACCTACCGGGACTATCTGTTTGGGGAGCACTTGGCCCAATATCCGTCGGCTTACGGGGCGTTCCTGCAGGAAGGCAAAAGCAATACGGCCATTCTCGCCCGGAAAACGCGAACCGACTTCTACGGCAAGACTGTTCCGTGTTATCCGGCGGCCGCCGCAGCTGCCGCCTATGGGATGCAGGTCGCGGGGATGACTACCGGGCTGGAAGCGGGTGCATGGTGGCTGCCGTCGGCCGAGGAGCTGTGGCTGATGGCCAAAGGTCTCTTATTCGCGCAGCCTTACGATCCGGTCAATCGGACATTGTCCGTGTCGGGGAAAGTGATCGCCAAAACGGACTACATGGCATCTTCTTCCGAATATCGTAATATATATTATTATAAAGTCAACAAATACGGAAATACAAGCTGGGCGATCGACAACCAGCCGAAACCATCATCCTGCATTGTACGCCCGGTATCGGAGATATGAAAAACCATAGCTGATTATGTCACAAATAAACAAATATGCGGATAAGGCCGCCTACGAATCGGACACTGCGCGGCTTAGAACCCTCTCGTCGGAATCCTACATCGAGAACGACGGCGTGCTGCTTTACGACGGTGTGAATGCTGTGGTCCCGAAATCCGCCGCCGGTGTCGGGGACCTTGTCGTGTTCGACAAGACGGAGGGAGTGTTGAAATTCATCAAAGGCGCTACGCTGGTTACAGAAAAGATACCTCCCCAACTGATTCCCGTGGCCGTGGTCTATGCCCGGCAGGGCGGGCGGGTGCTGATCGTGTCGCTTCGCAATGCGGCAAGCGGCGTTTGCTGGGCGTACTCTTACGAGGTCGCCCTACATGGCTTCGAACTGTCTGCGGGGGGAACCTTCACGCTTCGTATCTATAATACCGACCACGCATTCACTTATGCCCCGGGTGCGACGCTCGCGGATATCGCCGCGCAGATCAATGCGGACGAGAAGATCAAAAACACTTATGGCTGGACAGCCTCTGTCGATGAAGCAGGGGCACGAATTGTCATGTCGATAAACACATGGTCGCCCAATTATGTGCTTATCAACGTTACGAATGGCTGCCAAATCACCTATCCTCGGGAGAACGTGAGCTATCAGACAACACTCACGGGGATACTTATCAAAGGAACCAGAGAAGAAATTCGCCGCAAGAATGGTGTGAATTCAAATATGGCAGGTGGTGTCCTCGACCAGTTCGCGGAATATTATTCGGAGAGAGGCCAGGCAGCCACAGGACAAAAGCCGGGCAGCTCGACGATCATCCGGGAAAGCGTTTTCACCGAGGCCGACAACCCCGATCTGGTTGCCGTGTATCCCACCTACAAGGACTACCTGTTCGCCGAGCACATGGCACAATATCCTACGGAGTTCGGGACGATGTTGCAGGATGGCAAGACCAACACGAACCTGATCGGGCGGCTTACCTTCGAGGATATTTACGGCAAAACACAGTACCGCTACCCGGCTGCCGCCGCAGCCCTCGACTTCGGCATCACCGTGGACGGAATGACGACGGGGCTGGAGGCGGGGGCATGGTGGCTGCCGTCGTCGGAAGAGGTCTACCTGCTGATGCACGACAGGGTGCGTTTCGTCGCTGACGTGGAAAAAGACCCTGTAAACCGTACGCTCTTACGCTTGAAAGCTACCACGTGCTATGGTTATTATTATTATGTCCATACTTCATGCGAGATGCAGGAGAATTACATCTACATTTATAGAGGAAGGGACGGCTCTCTGGGCTATACAGGCAAGTGTTATAAATTCTCGTCCCGCCCGGTCTGCGCCTTATAATTATCTGAACCATGGAAACACAACGACAGATCGACACCCTCGAATCACGGCAGCTGGAGCTGCGGGCGATTATGGCCCAGTCCGACGACCGGGCAGTCAAATGCTTCAAGAACGGCATATCGTTCAAGGAGACCTACCCGGAAGACTATGCCCGGTATGAGGCGGCCAATGCGGAGTACAACCGCAACGAAACGACGCTGGCTGAACTCAAAGCCAAGCGGGCCGAAGAGCGGGCCGCGGAAGAAGAACAGAGACTTAAAAACAGAGAATAAGGCAATTTTATCATGGACAAATTTCGGGAACTCTTTGGCTGTATCTTCGCCTCGATATTCGGCACAATCGCCCCGATACACGACATACTCATCGCCTGCATGCTGGTATTTGCCATTAATTTCGTGGCCGGAGTATCGGCGGGCGTATTTAAGCAACATGAAGGATTCGCCTTCAAAAAGGCTTTCAACTGCATTTTAGAAGGTATGGTTATATCCGGTCTCATCGCCTTTGTACTGATTATCGGAGATATGATCGATAACCACGAAGGAGCGATGTCAGCAATATCTATCATCGTATATGCTCTTATTTACTTTTACGGAGTCAATACACTGAAGAACCTGACGCGGATTTTCCCAAAGAGCAAGTTGTTCGACTTCCTGTATTATGTCCTGTCTTTCGAGGTTATTAAAAACCTCCCATATCTGGAGAATTATCGAAACCATAAAAATACAAAGCAATGAGCAGAGGATTACGCAATAACAATCCCGGTAATATCAGACTGTCCAAAATCAAATATTTGGGGGAAATTCCATCCACGGATAGCGCCTTCAAACAATTCAAGACAATGGCATGGGGGTACCGCGCCATGTTCGTATTACTCCACACCTACCAGCTGAAGCACGGATGCAATACGCTGCGTGATATGATAGATCGCTACGCACCGCCCATTGAGAATCATACGGATAACTACATTAAAGCCGTATCAGACTCTTCAGGAGTCTGGCCCGACGTAAAGATTACAACAACCAATAAGGATATCATGGTCCCGGTGGTAGCCGCAATGTCGCGCGTAGAAAATGGAGTCGCTGCTGTTATAGACGATGTCAATAAAGGTTGGGAACTATTTCAACAACACAAGCCATGAAGTGTGTTATCGTAACATTCGCTTGTATACTGGCAGGATGCTGTCCATGCAAGCATTTAGCAACAAACACAAAGGATAGCATCAGCATCGAAACACACATCCATAAAATATACTTCAAGGATACGCTTCGATTTCAGATACCTCCATACAGCAAGCGCCAAGTAGTCAGAGATACTTCGAGTCATCTGGAGACGCCATTAGCTGTTTCGGACGCATGGATAAACAACGACGGTTCGCTGGGCCACTCGCTGGAGAATAAGCCGCAGGATATTCCGGTGCCGTTTGAAAAAGAAGTGATTTATCGGGACAGCATTGTCTATAAAGACAGGACCGATACAAAAATTGTCGAAGTGGAACGCCGACTGACATGGTGGCAGCAGACAAAGATGCGCGGCTTTTGGGTCCTCCTTGGCGTCGTTGTATTCGTATTCCGTAAAAATATATTGACGATGGCGCGCCGGTTCATATGATGTAGAGCCTTGAGGGACGGGCATAAAAAAGTCCCCGACATTATAGCATACACCCCTGTATACATAAGTGTTTCCACCCCAATGCCGAGGACTATTCCTTCGTTTGGGGTGGAACTTTTTATACAGGGGTATAACAAATATACAATAATTATCGGGGAAACGTATGCGTAAATCAGAGCTTTTTGCAGAAATACTCGAATGCGTTGCATTTGAGACCGAAATAACCAAAGAACAAATCCTTTCGAAGGATAAATATCAAGATGTGGTTGATGCCCGCTATATGTTGGTGCACTTCTGCCATGAGAAAGGGATGTATATTACAGACATAGCGCGCATGATGCGCTTCTCTCGTCGAGCCGTCGAAAAAATGATCTCGAAATTCGACGAGCGGAAGCGGTACAGTCATCCCATATTCGAAATTCAGTGCGAACTAATTGCGAAAAGACTGCCTACGATCTCCGTCCCATCTAATTGATATGCCTGCCGCCTTCGGCCACCTTTGCATTGTTGCAACAGGTGAACGCCCGGCCTTAACGGGGGCGGCAATCATTCAATAATCTTTTAAAATGGGTTCGGATAAAACTTATATTTTCGATGGAGGCGGCACGGGTGGCGGCCTTGACATCGCAGCTCTCGTCTCGTCCATGATGAGCAACAAGGGCATGGACCCCAACCTCGTAGCGGCACTCATGAACGGTAACAACAACCGCGGTTCGTGGGGCGGCGACGGGTGCTGGTGGATCTGGATCATCCTGCTCTTCTTCTGCTGGGGCGGTAACGGCTTCGGATTCGGAGGCAACGGCGCGAACGGTCTGCCTGCGCAGCTCAACGGTGACGCCGGACGTGAACTTCTCATGAACGCAATTCAAGGAAACGGCACGGCGATCACTCAGCTGGCATCGTCGCTCAACTGCTCGACGCAGCAGATTCAGTCTACGCTGTGCAACATCCAAAGCACGCTGGGGATGTCGAGCCAGCAAATCATCAATGCCGTGCAGTCTATGGGTTGTCAGATCGGCAATCAAATCGCCGCGTGTTGCTGTGATATGAAGCAGGCCATTAATGGCGTCAATGTGGGCATGGAGCGCGGATTCAGTAGCGTTGCCTATGAAACACAACGTCAGACCTGTGATTTACAAAACACAATTCGCGAAACTTCTCAAAGCGGGACTACAGCGATAATTTCCAAACTGGATCAAATGCAGGCAGCTGCATTGCAGGATAAAATTGATGCCCTGCGCGAGAAGAACAGCACTCTGACTACGCAGCTCAACCTCGAACACCAAAACGCCTACATGGCCGGTGTTGTAGGACAGGCTGTAGCCCCCGTGAACGCCGCTGTAGCGGCTTTGCAGAATGACGTGAATAACATCAAGTGCAAGCTGCCCGAAACGGCTACTGTGCCCTATTCGCCTATTGTCGGTGTGCCTACGTGTATTGCCGCACAATATGGTCTCGGATATGGTGCAGGGTTTGGCTTTGGGGGGAACGGCGGATTTTGGGGATAATGCTATTATTCGCCGATAGGTGAAATGTTCTTTGACTTACTGATAAGAGGCTTCCCAATCCGAAAGCCAGCGCCAATGAAATCCTTTCAATGTGCGAGTTGGCTTTCGAATACATTCATATATTCCTCCGATGTGAAATCCGTGTAACTGATGGGCTTCGGATGCTGTTTTATATTTTGCAACCAATATTCCATTTTTAATTTGAACAATTGGCTTTCTGTTTCTCTTGTTGGGTATTCTTCGTGCTTTTGCTGCACACTCTCTTGTGACAGGGTTAAGCATGTTCATTGAACGAGTGCACCAACGAAGATTATGTGCCACATTGTTCGTGCGGTTCCCATCTATATGGTCTACATATGCATAGTTATTAGGATTGGGGATGAACGCTTTAGCAACAAGCCTATGGACTAATTCAGTCTTATCGACTCCGTGTAGGGATGTAAGTCTAACTCTCAAATATCCTCCCCTATTTGGGCGAGGAGTTAATATGCGAGGTTTAGTCATCCAACTATTGTTATTACCTCCGCTCACGCGATGGGATAGCGATGAAACTCTACCGTAATCAGATACCGCGAAATAGCCGAGCGTACCATCAATAATACGCCATTCTTCTCCTTCGAGAGCAATTCTCTCTATAAATTCCCGATTTGTCATTGCCAAACAATTTAGTGGTGCCAAACGAGAAAAAGAGGGAAGGACGTTTGGCAAGCCCTTATCAGTTGGTCATGACTCCAACCTATCCCGATGTAAAATTAGTTATAATAACTTAAATTACAAAAATATGGCAGTATTCCCATTTCAGTATGTTAACCGCAGGGGCATACCGGTACTAAAAACTACGGGCGTGACAGTGGAGACCACGGGTGTTGTGTTTTCCTTTCCCAACCACGCATTTGCAAATTCGTGGTACCGAGGACTCGTGCTGGTTGAGTTGGTACAGGAAGTCCCTGCCGGCACAACGGGAACGCTTCCCGTGCTGTTTGAAACCAACGGGCAAAATAAGAATCTGACGACGTACAACGGAGCAAATGTCACAGTATCGGATATTCCGGGTTCAGGGGTATACCAGATATGGTATGACAAGCAGACCGATACTTTGCAATTGATGACCGGTGCCGTCTGAATTAAAAAAACAATTAACAGAAAGAACGGGAGAAGGTAACTCCTTCTCCCTGACTTTCACAAATCATTAACCAAGATGTTTCAGAACTTGAAAAAAGGCTCCTTAGTCTACGTCTTCGACAATCGCGAGCAGCCAAAGTTTTATACAGCGAATGTAAAAGATGTGTCGGCCCCGTACATTCCGCCCCAGAAACCGGGGCAGTTCTCGCCGATGCAGCAGTTCATCAATATCTCGATAGAGGGCAACGAGCCGTGGGGCGTCCCCATGCTGGCGGACATCGTTTCGAAAGACGGACTCACCGTAGCGACAACACGCGACGGGCTGAAGCCTACAATTATGGAGGCGCAGCAGATGAGCCGAGACATCGTAGAATCCTACGAAAAGCACAAAGCCAATCTGGAGATTTACGACTCGATCCTGATGCAGCTCGACCCCGAAGCTGCGCGCACGAAAGAACTTGAGTCCGAAAATCGGGAATTACGCAGGATGATAGCTGATATGAACGAGCGCATAAGCAAAATACCGACGGCGGAAGAACTGAGGAGCCTTGTCAAGACTGAAGCACCTGCAAAAACTAAGTAACTATGGGTTGGAGAATCATAGGTGAAGGCCGAGGCGGATATGACGGCCACGAAGAGGAGATGGAGCGGGAGCTTCAGCGCGCTTACGAGGAAGGCTTCGAGGAAGGCCGGCGTGAAGGCCGCGGGGGCTACGGTGAGCGCGGAGGTTACGGCGAACGCCGGGACTATGGCGGGGAGATGGATGGCTACGACGGTGACGGATACGGCGAGCGCCGTGGCGTCAAGGGTACGGGTCGATACTCGCGTTATCGCAGGCGTTAAACCGGCGGGAGGGGGCCGCAGGCTCCCTCCTTTTTAATTCAGACTGATATGAACAGATTAGATACATATGATAACTTTCCGGCAGGATTCCGGGAGTATCTCGCAAATTACGGATGGCACTTTTCAAAGAAGATGTGCGAATTCGCCGTATCCCATATGCGGGATCGAAACGGCAAAAAGATCGAACCCTACACCAAAGAGAAGGTTGATGCCCTATTGAAGCAGTACGGCATCGAACTCAAAAAAGACAAGGGATACGACTGCGTATACGTATGCAACATGGCAATTTCTGATTATTTCGGGTCGTCGATCCCTAATCAGCAGTACCTCGCCATGTTCATCAAAGACTTTATCGACGATGAAGACGCATACGACGGAATGCCTTTCACTCGCTACTACGCCGACACTATTGGCTCCGGAACTCCCATACCTTGGGAAGAAATGATGTAGGTCATGGAAGATATGCCACAGCTAAGCGAATTCACAAACGAAAAAGGTGAAATCGATGAAAAATATCGCAGCGCTCGTCCGTAATCTTCCGGGCGACAAGTATCAGGAGTTGGCTACAGCCGTAAACGACGTGCTGGACAACAAACGCTTCAACCGCAAGCAACGGAGACAACTGGCGCGCAATTGGCGCAAATACGGAGAACGGAAAGGTGAGCAATGAAAATAAGGGATTTGAATATAGATGCCTATGACTGGAAAGTGAGGGTGTATTTCGCCGTCACATGCTATCATACAGACTCTATAATCAAGTCCCTTAACGATATACAATGTCCAGCTGAATTAATGGATCATATACGCGACAATCTGCTGAAGTGCGATATGGACACCGGATTCACCTATTCCAACAAAAAACTTAGGCGCACGGTGATGATCGTGGGGCTGGCGTCATCGCCGGCCGAGTTCCTGAACTCTTTTGAACATGAACTAAGACATCTGGTCGATGATATTGCTTCGACACATAGTATGGATATGGCCGGCGAAGAGGTCGCATATCTGACCGGCGACATAAATACCGCTCTATGGTCGGATATACACCGATTCACCTGCTGCAAATGTGATAAACATGGAAGATGACAACATGAAATACTGGCTGGCGATGCTTGAAGTAAGCGAATGCTCGGCACCCTTATTCGCCGCAGTCATATGCAAGTTGATGGATACGATTTAACTATTCAAGAAGTTTTACAAGATCGGTCTTCATCTCTTCGTCTATGTCCCTATATCGGGCAAATGCCTTACTGCCTTCAGTATGCCCAGATAAGGACCCTACAAGGTTCGGGTCCTTCACTTTCTTATACAGGTTGCCGATAAAAGTTCGACGAGCCATATGAGAGGAGGCTACTTGATAAAGCGGCTTCTGTTCGGGTTCGCGAGTGATCGGATTGAGTACATTTACCATCCGTTTAAGGCCCGCAGCAAGGAAGCATTTTTTAATCGCTTCATTATATTTCTGCTCTGAAATGAACGGCAACAACATCTCATGCTCGGATGATTCATACTTTTTTATGATATCCTGAGCAATATTGTTCAGAGGCACACGCACCGTTACCGGATGTCCTTCTTTGGTCTTACGCGGAATATACTCCACAGCCCCCTTTACTACATTATTGCGCTTCAATCCAAGCAAATCCCCTACCCTACATCCAATCAAGCACTGAAATATAAATATATCTCGCTGAACAGCAAACTTATGATGTCGGGATAGATTTGTATTATACAGCTTGTTCCGTTCGGCAATTGTAATATAAATAGGCGTTCCATAGACAGCCTGCTTTATCTCTTTCTTACGGAAGGGATTGGATGGGATAAGATCATTATTTGCGGCCCAATTTAAAAAGGCGCGCAACAAGATCATTTTGCTGACAACAGTATTATGCCCGCGCTGCTGCGGCATTCTGGAATCCGGGACCAACGTATATATATGTGGATAATCCTCGCATATCTCATATTCTCTGCGATAAAAGTCCTCAAAGTCATCCAACATTTCAGGAGTGAACGTCAAGAGGGAGAGTGTGAAATTTCGATCTGAAATCCTCTTATATAATTCGTAACGCTTGAGTACTCGTATGAGCACGTTAAATGCCATTATGCGACGCTCGGAAAAGTTCTTTTTCGAGATATAGCTTTCGAAATAAGCCCATATATCCTTATCCTGAGACATACCCACCGAATAGGGTGTAATAACATCACGGAGCCAGCTCGCAGGCAACCCCATCTTCCCCGCCCCGGCATCGATAAAAGATTGCATGACAAAAGAGGTTAATGCAGATAATTTAGCATGGGCCTCGTTTGCTCGTTCGACAATATCCTGCCGGGATGGCGACATCATCCTATAGCGGGGAATCAAGATTGATTGCGTCTTCTCATTCCAATATTCAGGCAAAACATATATGCCGGTCTTAGCTCGTTGGTTGAAACGGCCATGAGTGAACCGAATCAACACCTCGTGTAAACCGCATGAATTTTCCTTAGCCGAGAGGGAGTAGTAGATTGTCGCCATAATTAATTACATTTGCACAAATGCAAATATAACTAACCATATATAACTTCAAGAATTTTTGGCGACTTTTTGGCGACTTAGGTTTTATCTGATGATATTTCGGTCGTTTCATGCCATCAACAAAAACGCCATTCTATAGTATTGAGAGCAGATTTTGTTACTCTATGTTATCTCAATGATTTCATAAGATAACATTTCCTTTAGTCCCGTCGGGACTACAACTTAAAATAAGCAATCATCTGATTTATAGATGGTTGCTATTTTTATTGTTGATATTTTCGGCGTGTTTTTGGCGATATAATACCCGTTTAACATTTACTTACCCAAACTTCGTGATCGGCCTTGTGCTTTGATTGCGTCCACTTCATTACGCAAATATAGCACTTTTCGTCCTATTCTTATCGGATTTAGACACTTTTCTTTCTCCCACCTATGTAATGTCGGATAGGATACCCTCAAAATTCCAGAAGTCTCCTCGCGGGTGTAATATTCCATCTTATCCCCCATAGCAGCCTTGACAGCACTAAAGGTTTTTTCGGCTATACTATTACCTGTTTCCTGAATGAGTGCATTCGCAAAGGTACGCAAATCAGATGCACGAACCAAGAACATCGCATCCGCTTGCCGATCTTGCATGACTTGCATAAGTATACTATCCATATCCTATTAAATAAAAGGCAGCTTCTGCTGCCATCCGTCGATATATTTTCTGATTACCTTTTTTATCCCACGCCATAATATCGGCTGAGATTTATGACACTTGAAGCGATAAGAAAATGAGTGATTAAAATGGACCCCAAATTCTTTATCTTTGACGATAATTGATTCTAACAACTCGATCCTGCTGAAATCTATATTAACCTCCGATTCATCGCGTGCCCCACCTTTTCTTTTTTTCTTGATCCCCATTGCACATCCCGAATTTAATCACTACCTTTATCCTGCGTGTAGGGGTGATCTTTCGGGATTGCCTCTTTTTTATTTCTTCTCCAGCTCTGCAAGGAGAGCGTCGGCAAGGGTAATCGTAGAACGAGCAATTGCTACGACAGCCGGCATGTCCTTGTATTCGTCTTTAACCTTCGCACCAGTAGTAATAGCAGCATGGAATACGACCGGCATTATTTGCCCGGCATACACCCGCCGCCAGTACTCCCGGTCAACTGGTAAGGATTCCTTACAAGTTGGGTTATCAACTGTCAACTTTTCTTTGACAGTTGGCCCGTACTCTCCCCGCGCCAGCTTCTCGGCGTAGTCGTCGTCACGCATCATAAGGTCCTTTCTAGTTGTCTCGTCACGTATTAATTCTCCGTTTTCAGTATAAAACTCCACAGCTTCATACTCCCCCTCATTCAATAGGGCCATGATTCTGGTGTCAACTGATCCTCTTCGGTCATAACATATAACTCTTGCGGTTTTCCCCTCCCTCGTGCACACCGGCGCGCCTCCTATGGCGGCCGATAAATCGAAATTCTTCATACTATTTCACCAATTCATAAAGTGTTTTATCCTTCGCTATCGTCCCGATTTTCACCCGTCCCGCCTCTTCTTCGGTGTCGAACTTTAGCACCATTTTTTCACGTATTGGACATCCATTGTCCTGCCAAATTGCATCGACCATAAGATGCCACTTCCCATTCCAAAATGCGGGTCCCCCGAATATCTCGGCCACGTAAGCGTATATTTTACGGGTAACTATTTGACAGATCAAGTCGCTCATTTCACCAATTCAAATTCGTAAACCACCACCCACGGATTCGATTTCCACGTTCCCCGACCGGAAACCTTGTCGATCAGCGCGGCGAAGGCTTGGCGGGGAGTGTCAAATTCAACGGCTGTTCCCTTTTTCTCGTCGGCAAACCCATACGTGGTGGTATCTGTGGATTCGTACCACGATTCGGAAATGCCCTCACGAAAACAGTCGTCGTCCGAAATATCCTGCAAGCGCTCGCAACGGATTCCGGTGATGCGGATTTGGTGGGGCATATATTTGGCACTTACAAACATCTTATTACGCCAGCCAGCGTGTTTTTTCGCATACAGCATGCCTTCTATGCTGTATTCCGGATCAAATCCTGCGGCTTCATAGATCTGCGCCACGGCCACGACCTCATTGACCCCGTATTTCGGCAATATCACATCCCCATTATTCCTTTTTGCCCATCCGAAGTTGTCAGATAAAAAGTCCGGTTGCGGAATTATTATCCGTCGCGTCATGGTCTTTCGGCCCTCAATGACCGCATCCGTCAGTCCGTAGCGGTCGTTAAACATAATCTTCTTCATGGCTATTCTTGTTTTAGGTTGTTCAGTCTGTCGATCTCGGCGGCGATGATAGCACCTGCCTCGGCAAGCAAGTTCACCGCTTCTACATTTTTGGAAAGGCGCGCAGAAAATTCAACCAGATTCTCTGCGCGCGCAACCATGTTGCATGCCCCCTCCAACTTGCCGCGTGATGCAAATATTTTAGCGCGCTCCTCCGCAATCAGTTCGATTCCTGTTTTCATTTTTTCTTTTTTCATGGCTCAATCATTTTCGTCGTTATCATCATCGGGATAGCTCACATCCTCATAGTCCACACAGAAGCTGATGATGTCCCGCTCCTCGTCAAACATTCCTTCGTCCCGGCACTGCTCGTATTTCCGGCAGTTATAGCAATAACAGTCGTTTATCGGTCTGTTGATTTTCATCACTCATACGGGTTTGTGGGTAAATCGTGAACGCTGACGGCCAGCCCGGCCAGAATCAGGCCGCGGTAGTCGAGGTGCAGGCGGTGGAGTAAATCATACAATTTGTAAGGATGTGATATAGCGCATACCTCCGAGCTGCTGAGGGAAGAAGTTCGTATAAATGTTTTCCAGTCGTGGTCCCATAAAAACCAGTCTTTCCATTCGCAGGAATACATTCGTTTGTCTTCCTGTTCGAATACCCATCGAGCACTTTCCTGCCCCTCGACTATATTCGCCAGCTCAGAGATCGGGATAAACGGTTTTCCGTCGTTGTAATCCCGCTCGGTGATCTTCACAAACAGATCGGACATCGGACGAAGGATCGGGGATGCCATAACCAACTCTTCCGAATACTTCTCACCGGAAATCATTTCAACTTTTTCTTCCCCATTCCAGTCGCAACACGCTGCACTCTGCCACTCCCATACGGTGGTCATTCCGCGCTTTCTGTCTAATAATTTAAGCCCATACGGCAGATACCCCGCGATGTCGGTTAGTGTAAGTTCTCGTTTCATACGTCTATGGTTATTTGCTCTGATTTTTTGTTAATGGTTAACTCTGTTATATCAAAATCAAGTATATATTCTACGCCATCTTCAAGGATGCACACACTAATGTCGCACGCCTCGCAGTCATTATCTACCGCCTATTCGTAAAGTTCTTTCGGTGTCATATCTCTGTCTTATTCGTGAATCTCCCGCCAGCCGAGGATGTTTTCGTGGTCAATGTGGACACTTGTCCTATCAATACACCACTTATTTTTGCCACTCCATAAATCACCCAATCGAAATGCTATTGCCATCATGATTTTATTAAAAGCCTTGTATTTCACCTCTACAACCTTAATATATTCCGGCAATTCCTCTTTCGGGTCGTGCCAGCGCGTCAGCTCCTCATACTGGGCTTTTGCCCCGGCGATATAGGCGTCTATCATCGCCTGTCTGTTGTATGGATGCACGAGACCTGCTCCCAGCGAATCAATCCATTCTTTCGCTCTTTCCTCAATCGTTTTCATTCTCGTTCAGTTTTTGGATGAAATTTCTTCGGTGGTACTCGTAATCCGGTTCGAACTCTCCGTTCTCAAACCACATATCGTCGAATGCACTGATCGCTTTCTTCCGCATCCGCTCCTCGGCCTCCTGCTCGGCGAGGTCGGCCGTGTGGGTCATTGCAGTCCGAATCTGCCATTTCGCGTGGTCCGCCAACTCTGCCGTGAGATTATTGATGTACCCGTCGATAAATTCTTTTGCTTTTTCGCTTTTCATGGCTAAATATTGTATTTAGTGTAACGCCCACGTCTTGTGCATGGTGGCGATCAGGTCTATATATCCTTTGTATTCCTCCATCTGCTCGGTGCTATAGCCTTTGGCCTCGCCAATTTTTCGGAAATGCTTCTGCCACTCGGAAATGGTGTAGCGTTTGCATCCTATTTGAATAACATCCTCACCCCAATAGGATACTGCATGGCGAGATGCGCTGATAAATAGCGATTTCGGAACATCGCACCCGTAGCCCAGCTCACACCCGGCGCCCAACTTGCACCCGGCGCCCAGCTTGCACCCGGCGCCCAGCTTGCACCCGGCGCCCAGCTTGCACTCGTCGCCCAGCTCGCACCCGGCGCCCAGCTTGCACCCGTAGCCCAGCTCACACACGTCGCCCAGCTTGCACCCGGCGCCCAGGTTGCACCAGTTGCCCAGCTCGCACTCGTCGCCCAGTTTGCACTCGTCGCCCAGTTTGCACTCGTCGCCCAGTTTGCACCCGGCGCCCAGTTTGCACCCGTAGCCCAGGTTGCACCAGTTGCCCAGCTCACACACGTCGCCCAGCTTGCACCAGTCGCCCAGTGTGCACCCGTAGCCCAGCTCACACCAGTCGCCCAGTTCGCACCCGGCGCCCAGCTTGCACTCGGCGCCCATCTTGCACCCGGCGCCCAACTTGCACCCGGCGCCCAGTGTGCACCCGTAGCCCAGTTTGATATTGCGCGCCTCAAATTCGGCGGCTAATTCAGAAAGTTCATTGTACTGAAAGGGTGTCCAGCCTTTGCCTGAAACCCAGAGATAAATTGTTTCCATGGTTGGTTATCTTTGTGCTTAAATTTTAAAACAGTTTATGGATTAAAATACAACCACCATTGACGGGAACGGAGCACTATTTTTTTGGCCCCCGAATTTTAGCCTCCCCTTTATAAATCTAATTTCCCGTGCTTTGTGGTAAATAAATTCGTGAAAATATCGAGTATCTGTACGCGCCGGAATCAACATTACAACTATTGTGTTAATTTTTTGTGCCTCCATGCAGCATTTACGAACCCATGCGTATATATCCCGACCGTATGGCGGATTGCAAAAAACAGTATTCCCGCCCCAATCTTGTCGGAGCCCGTCCTGCTCTTTGGTGTAGAATTTAACACACTTAGCATTATGCGGGGTGGCGCAAGGATCAAGTGTAAAATTAAATTCACTATTGAGTTTATCATAGAAATCCTGTGGTGTAGCCCATAAATCGGTCTTAGATGAAAACATCGTTTCTGTATTCATAAATTAGTTTTTTTGTGTTTAACTTTCCGATTAGGTATACAGGAGATCCAGCCCCAGAACGGTATGCGCCGCTTCAAGTAGTCCGGATCATCCTCATGGTTGTATGCCTCGGTCTCAAAGCAGGTGTAGTAGTACGCGCCCGGATAAGGCGGGATAATCACTTCGATCAGCCACGAAATGCCGTAGCAAATCCATCCGGCGAAGAGAATGCCGACCACCGTAAGCACCCAGCCCCACCAAGCGAACGAGTAGCTGATGGCGACGGGCAGGAGGATTGCCGCGGACAGCACGGCCAGTTCGATCTGCTGGGCGCAGTGGATTCCTTCATGGCGGCGCGTAGTCTCGTCCAAATGTCGGTCTTTCGGCTTGCGGGTGAATGCGAATGCAAGCCATGTTACCCAACTGAATCCCTTGAACGGGATCAATTTGTTGTGAACCTCGATAGGCAGTTTCATAGGGTTAATTCATATCCGTTAGTTACCACTCCATCAACTGCTTCGACAAGATTATTCAAGAGCGACGCCCCGAAGCAACTCCATAGGATGCCATATACGCCCTTATATTTGATCTCTGAATATTCTTTGCGGTTGTATTGGATGTTAAGGTAGAACGGAACACCCTCATCATCCTCCATGACTTTCGGCAACACCGCCAGCAGGTCGGCGACAGTAAAGGCGGGGATAAAAGATTCGGGAAATTCTTGATAGGCCAGAATCTTATCCAGCTTACACTCCTGCCAAATTTTGAGCTCATAGTTTTCTTCGTCCACTGTACCACAAACCCATCCCCATTCCCATACCATGCTCGCCTTATCTGCGGGCACTCCCAACTCGATCAGCCGCTTCGACTGCTCGATGCTCGTTACTTGGTCTGTCATAATTTTTGCCGTTTTATAATAAACTCCATGGGATTAGGCATGCAATCTGTATCATAAGATCGGCATTCTGTTATTGATTTACCTTGGTAGTTACAGCGTTGAGCCTTTGCACGACGAGAAGCAATACTTTGTTTTACGGCTACGCTGTCGTATCCTAAGTTCCATCCCCTACGACGTAACTCTAAATTTTCTATGCTCACATTTCGCAGATTGCCGTCGAGATGATGCACAACATAACCATCGGGTATTGCCCCGAAAGTAATCTCCCAGATATGGCGAGCCACATTACGTAGCTTTCCGTCTATTCTTTTAATCAGAACACCTTTAGCCAAATATCCTTGGGTATTTTTACGTCGATGCACACGCGCTGCTGTGCATTTAGACAAAGCCGCCATGCTCATCCAGTCCCGCTGGCGACGTCCTTTATTATGAGGCACATGACCTGATTTATATTTACCTTTATTGGGCATAGCAGCTATTTTATGAAGATGCAATTTAGACTTGTTCAATCCCAAACGAGATGCTTTGTTAGCAATGGAATTCACAGAACGACCGAGCAGAATAGATATATTGGAATTCTGCATGTCAGAATAAAGTTCCTTGAGCATCGCCTCCTCTTGTGGAGAGTATTTTATATTCGTTTTTTTCATCTTTCAATCGAATTATTTGTGAAAAACAAAGGGGATTATTTAATATGTTTGCTACTAAGTATATGGACGAGCACTCTTCTGTTAAAGTATCTTCATGAAATACAACACCTTGAATACCACGAACGCTGAGATTGAATAATAAAAAAGGAATGCTGCGACTTGATTTTTCAGAACAAATGTAAATGTGATCAATAGGACTGTAATTAAATAGCGAATAATTGTTACGCGATCTCCACCAATGACGTATCAACAGAGACCCGGTGCCGGCAGAGGGCTCATAGGTGATTTTGGCTGAATCTGACGAAGATATACGCAACAGGACATCCGAAATAGATTTTGGCGTAAAGTCCTGTTTCAAATCCTTGCGTTGTGCGTACAAGCTCTGATAAAAATCATAAAACCAATCATAGCTTAAATCATTCGCATACATATCACATATAGCCCGGTAAATAGGATCCCGGTCGGAATCGCCGTAAAAAAGAACTTCATTTAGGCGATATGGAATAGAATCTACGGTTTCGGCTCCCAATATGTCACATAGCTGTTTCATCAATTCAAATACTTTTTATGGCTTGATTTCACATTTTCAACATCCGTAATAGCATACAACGTCGTTGTTTCAATGTTCGAATGACCTAATAATTTTTGTACTTGATCTATCGGCATTCCGCGACTCAAAGCCATGGATGCGGTAGTCCGCCTGAAACGATGCGGATGTACGTCTGAGACACCGGCCCGCTTCCCTATATCATGCAGAACCTGCCGAACATAAGATGTGGATATATGATTCGATGACCGAGATGCAGGAAAAAGGTAACAATCTACGTGACCATGTGACATATGTGCCAGAACGGCCCGTTTCGCTTTGGCATTTAAATACACATAGCGTTCTTTACCGCCCTTCCCCAAAACCTTCATTTGCATATTCTGAAAATCTATATCCCTAATGCGTATTTGAACCAACTCCGAACAGCGAATCCCTGTTGAATAAAGAAGTTCTACCAGAGCATGTTCAAAATTATTTCTGACAGAACCCCGGATAGCTTCCATATCGTCATCCGTAAAGGGTTCCTTTACTCGTTTATCAACTCGAATAGATTTTATTTTAAGCATCGGATTGACCTGAACATATCCCTCTGATGATGCCCATGAAAAAAAAGACGATAATACACGTCGTTCATTATTCAGTGTCACTTTACTGACTTTGCCCAAAACACTACGCATGGCCAAATACCACCGCACAACATCCGAACTGATGCATTTAAGTGATTGATTCGGAAACTGGGTGGTCGTCGAGGCGAAAAACTGCTTTAAAATTTGATGGTAATACGCTATTGAACGAGGACTGAATCCTTCGACCGACTTGGCAACTAAAAAATTCTGAACGACAAATTGTGCTTCGGAAATACATTCCGGTTGATACGAAACTATAGAGGTTGAATGTTTTTCAATACGATAATCTGAGCAAACAAGTAAGAGGGATTCAACAATACGGCATACTTGATCCGTGGTAAAAAATCCCAAAAGCTCATGTTTTATCCGAGAAATATACTCTTCTTGACAACTCATTATTTGATTGTTATCCATCTTTTATTCGTTAAAGGTTAACTGAGGGGACTGGGGCTTTCAAGCGCCACAAATACACCCCATTCACACGCTCAAGAGTGAAATTATCTTTAAGAGAGCCGCCCAAACGACGGAATCGAATGTAGGCCATTGCTTCATCCCGTGTGTAATACTTTTCCCCGGATTGCACACTTGGCGGCCCGCCATCCTTAAGCGCCTTGTCGAGTTTTGCGTAACTGACAAAAGCCGTATAGGCATTCGTGTGTTTGAGGTGTGCCTGCTTGCTTTGCATGGTAGCTATCAATCGGCGAATATCTTTCACGTTGTAGTCCTGCAACAGCCATACGGCCTGTGCCACAGTTATAGGCTCTGGCATTGAAGCAATACATGGCGCGTTCGTGGCGATCCATCCTATGAGTTCCGCGGCCTCTTTTTCTTTACCCCCTACAACCCCCTTTTTAGTATCTACCAGTGTGTGTGTATATTCTTCTATTCTTTCTTTCTTATATTCTTTAGTTGTGGTTATTTGTTGGTTATCTGTTGGTTGTTCGCTGGTTATTTGTTGGTTATCTGTTGGTTGACAACCATTATCAAAACCATCCTGTGCTTGTTGGTATAAATCATAATTACAGACAGTTATGATAGTATATTTGCGTGTTCCCGACTTGGTTATAAACCCGCAATTATCCAGCTTGTCTATTGCGGTGCGTATTTGCATCTCCGAAAGTCCTGTCTCTTCGGATAGCTGTCCTCTGCTGGTTACCAATTGTCCGCGGTCGATGATTAAACCCTTCCACTTCTTGGCCCGGTAATTTGCCTTCAAAATGAAATGCAATGCCAGCCGCACACAGTTCGTATCCGGATACCATTCCCAATCAAGGAAGCTGCGATACATCTTAATCCAGCTGTTATTTGAAGTGTTACACATTGCGAATTAATCGTTTGTAATAATTGATCTTATCGGACATTTCGGACCTCGACAATTTGAAAATCGTGCGTTTCTTGCGTTCCAGTTCTTCAACCGTCGGCAATCCATATAGCCGGATCAGCACCTTACGATAGACCGGTATGAGACCTTCGAGGCGCTCGTTGCAATTCTTGCACTGAGCATGACAGTTTCTCTCGTCCCACCGGGTAGCTTTGTGAGCGCGGCCTATATAATGCCCGCAATCGCATGTTTTAGGCGTTATAGGCGCACCACACGTTATGCAGTATCCACGACCATCAGGACAGTCCCGATGACGGATATAAAGGCTGAAATAGCGGTCGTAGTCAAGTTCAGGTTTTGTCATGTGTTATATCCCATTTGCCGTATTTGCTCTTTCTCGAAGCTCAACTGGGTACGCAGGTTATCGGATTGATGTACGCAGGTCCTGTTAATCCTATCCAACCAGTTTACGATCTTGTTCTCCTCGGCGCAGGCAGATTTGAGTATCTCCTTCTGCACGCTGGGAGCAAGCGGTATGAGGTCCTTGAGGCGTGATGCCTTTATCAGGGCCAAATCCTGCTCGTATTTTGCCATAGCCAACAAGTAGGAGCTGCGGGCCATACGTACGCTCAGTTCCGACAAACGGATAGACATAGCCTGCGGCTCGGTGGGCGGATCTGATTCCAAGAAGAGCTGCATCTCCTCTATTTCCTTGAGTGTAGATGTATCCATACTCAGAACGGAAGATCATCGGGTTCAAAGCCAGACGCCGGCGCCGGCCCGGAAGGTTGGTTTTCTTTGCGGTCCAATACCTTGCCCAGCATCCTGACCGTATCGGCCATAATCTCTGTAATGTACCGCTTGACACCGTCCCGATCTGTATAGTCGCGGGTGCGCAGCCGGCCTTCAACATAGAGTTGGGAGCCTTTCTTTACGTATTTGTCAACGATATCCGCGGTGTTGCGCCACGCCACCACATGATGCCATTCGGTTATCTCCTTGGGAGTATTTGTTTGGCGGTCCGTGTAGCGTTCGGTCGTCGCCACACTCAGGCTGGCGACCTTGTTTCCCCCGTCCAACACCCGGACTTCTGGATCGGCGCCTACATTACCGATAATGATTACCTTGTTTACCATATTTCCGATGCTGTTTCTTTGCGAATATTTTAAGTTTGCGGATTGCATTCCATTCGTGGATGGATTGCTCCGGATGCGGATGAAGCACGCTGATTGCCTTCAGTAAGTTCCGCATATCGGTATTCGAAATATCCATGACGACTACTTTTTGAAGGTGGTTTTGATGATTGTCTTACTGGAGCGGGCCGGAGGATAGATCATTTCACCGGTTTCGGGGGCTACGACTCCCGACCTCGGCAGGTTCCGAAGCATCGTTTCCCGTTCTTTAATGTCGGCCTTGAGGGCTTCCAGCGTCTTGTACATGTCGTTCAGTTCGCTGTCTCCGCACATTGAATAGTCGTACTTGACACCCGATTCGGCCTCTTCCAGCCGGCAGTCGCCGAACTGGTGTGATTTGCCGTATTTGGACAGTTCGCGGAGTGTGATGTCCCGAACCTGCGCATCATCCTTGAATTGCTTGATCGCATTCTCCATGCGGCTGATCTGTATGTGTGCATCTATAGGGCTGATGTCGCCATTTACGACGGCGCTGATTGCCCGGCCTGCCAGATCGGAAATGGATGCCGGATCTCCGAATAGTGTTATCTGCTGATTCATGCTTTATTTTCCCTCGTTAAATTGTAGTATTCGGTAACTTTGACATTGACTTTTGTAAGCATTTCTTTATCGACGATATACTTGGACTCCAAGAATCCGATTAATGAGAATCGCTTATTGGCTCCCTTGGCGTCTTCCTTGGCCTTGATTATCTCTTCGAACAAGTCCAAAGTTAGCATTTCGTCAGTAAGCGTAGGCTTGGAAGCCGGGCCGGCGTCATCATGCCGAGGCAGTCGGTCTACGTCATCTTCGTCAGTGGCTATATGAAAGTATTTGAGAATGAAATAACGCTCCCCGTAGGTCATTGCCGAACCTACGCCTTTGTCCCAATCATTCTGACCGTTGGCGCTCCACTCGCATACGTCCTTCTCTCCGGATTCCACGTCGATCCAAGTGAAACGCATCTTCACACTCGAATGGATTTCGGATTTAGGACGCTGATCCCGGCCTACGGTATAATCCTGACGGGTATTCGTGATGTCGAGGACCTCGGTCTTGAGAAGTACTCCGAGTTCGTCCATCTTGGGCCGGACGATGCCAAGTACTTTCGAACCGCTGATGTACTTGTAATTATTTCCATCTGCATTCGGCAGCAACGCCCTGACGCTCCTCTGGATTTCCAGCAGTTTGCTATATATTCCCATGGTTATAAGTTGTTTCGTTCCCCGTATTCTTTCAGCCGGCGCAACTGCCCGGCGTGCATACCACCGTCGATATCCTTGACTTCGATGATTTCGATGGTATCGCGGTCTACTTCGAAATAGGTCTCGCAAATACCCATATAACTGTCACCGCCTTGTTCTTCGTGGGTCTCGTAGTGATGGATCGCTTTGATGTCGTATATTTTGTAGGCCACCGTATAGACCCGCTTGTCTTCATCACCGCGCATATCCTTCTGGACAGCTTCGCGGATAGCCCGATAAATCAACTTCAGATCTACGTCCATCAGCGTTCTGGCCCTCTGGGAGAATGGCGACCGCTGGCCGGTTATATGTTCGCTCGGAATATCGTGATACTCTTCGAACGTCAGCACCGGGGACGTGGTTGTCGTGTAATATTGCGTGTCCATAGATTAAAATTTTGCATGTTGACGGTTATATATCCGGCGCATCGAGTTCATCAGATCAGGGAATGAGCGGATGTATCCCATATCTACGGAGAATGCCAATTTGCGTTGCAATTCATCCATATCTTGTAGCTGCTGCGGGGTCGCCGTGTTGCGGATATCCCGCTCGTGCTTGTTGAATACGATCCAGTTCAGAGCGCGGGCCACCTTCGGATAATCGACATCCGGAAGCGACGCGATGGACTTGGCCAGCACATTGTAGTTGTCACCAGCGGCCGTGCGGCACTTGATCAACTCGTCATAAACGAATTTGAGTACCTGAACCTTGAACTTCGGGTTAAGCCACATGGCAAAGTCGATAAACAAAAGAGGAGTCATCCACGTCCCACCGCTGTATTTCCCGCGGGAAGTTAAATACGGGGAATTCCCGTCTTTAAAATCAAACTCTGATTGTAAGGCACTTAAGAAATCATGCGTCGATTGGAGGCGCAGGTAATCGTTCATCTCCTTTTTCATGCCGGCAGCACGGTTCCACTGGTTCAGCAACGCCGTGGCATTGAACATGCCGTCTTTTGTGCGCTGGAGCACCTCGAACTGCCCCATTCGGCGCGTCATTATTACACTTGTTTTCATGATTCCTCGAAGATTTCATCCAACAATTCGCCTATTTCTTTCTTGCGGTGCTGGTTCGACAGCACCCAGCGGAACACGACGGCAAGCGGAACCGCCCACATCAGGAAGATGAATAACTCGGTCATATCACGTTCCTCCCTCTCATACGATTGTATGATATGTAATTCCAGAGGCTGATCCTGCGTATGACACGTCGCCGGATTCTGTACTGCATGCGCCATACTATGGCGGTGAGCAACTGCTTATCGGTGCGTCTTACGCCGACAAGCTGAATATCATTGTCCATGATTCAGCGGTTTAATGTTTAGACTTGGAGGGGAATACCCGGCTTACGAGTATGGTGCCGACAACGACAGCATACGCGGGATAGAGCACGCGGAACTGAGCAAGGAAACAGCCTAAAGCATGCTCCTCGCACGTGGCGCGGATAACGTTGGTGTAATCGACTTTATCCGAAGAGAACATCGGACGATTGGCTTTTAGATGACACCTGTAAAAGCAGGTGCGATGCGTTGCACGGGTACTTTTATTCCCCGTTTTGCAACTCGTGTTGTGGTTTGGCATTTGGTTAACACAAGTTCGTTGAACAATATGTAAAAAGAAGGACGCGTCCTCCAGTTAGTCGCCAAACCACCACGACTGCGGGTGCAGAAGTGAACCGAGAACACGCCCTAAAAAGCGTTTTGTATTTTTCTGATATACCCGAAATCGGGTGGCTTGGCAATACAAATTTACACAAAGTTTTTAACTCTGCAAATAATATTGCCGATTTTTGAATTTTGCCCCAGATGAATAGGGGTTTGTTGGCCTTGAGATGGCAACAGTAGAATGCGGTGCGGCTTTTCTTGGCGCGCGGTGTGGTCTGGGTGTTATTTACCCGGATACCACTTGTGTTGTTCTTTGGCATTTGTTGAACACAAGTTTGGTTAATGTATGGTAAAAAAGAGGGCGTGCCCCCTATTCTCGCCAAAGAACCACAACTACGCAGAGTAGAAGTGCAACAGGAACACGCCCAAAAGAGCTTCGTATGTACTTGTTAGCTGCGCAATGCAGTTCTTTGGCAAGGGCAAATATACAACTTCATTTCGAATCTGCAAAATTATTTGCCATCGGCATCGAAAAAAGGTATCGACGGCTTCTCCTTACGGGCGATTCGGTACATCATTTCAGCCTTTGCGCCGTTGATGATCTTACCCGCAATGTTGGCAATCTCCGATGCCTCCTTGATTTCTATTTTTCGTTCACGAAGTTCGGCATACACGCGGCCCAAATCAGCCGTCAATTCCCGGATGTTTTCAATTCCTTTCATAATCAGTCTGTTTTTTAATTTCTCGATATAATTTTAGTTGAATACGTTTGTATTCGATTGTTTCGGGGGTTATGGGGAGGTTGCATCGCCTTAATTTCACTCTTAAATAATAGTCAGTTAGTGCTTCACAATTATTCATGTTTTTTTTGCGACACAACTCACGGTGCTTTTCTAGATTGGCTTCACGCCACTTGCGGCTACGTTCCCGTGCTTTTTCGGGGTTGGCAGCGTACCACTTGCGGCTACGTTCCCGTGCTTTTTCGGGGTTGGCAGCGTACCGCTTACGATAATATTTCCGTCTCTTTTCGGCATTTTCAGCATCCCACTTGCGGTGCCTTTCCCGCTCCTTTTCGAGATTGGCGGCATGATACTTGCGGTTCCTTTCCCGGCACTTTTCGGGATTGGCAGCGCGATACCTGCGATAATATTCCCGTTTGCATTGTTTGCAAGTATAACTATAACCTAATTCACATGTCTTATTCTTCGCAAACTCGCTCAACGGCAATTCCTGCCCGCATTTGCGGCATATCCGAGTAATATTATCCATAATTTTAAGCGAATTGACATATAAAAAATCTTTACATTTCGAGCGTACATGTAAAGAAAATCGAGAATTCTTTACACGTTATTCGTGGATAGGGCGCCAACCGACAATCTCGAAACGTGGGTGGGAGGTTGCTAATTCATTCTCGCAGCTCCACACCCCAGAAGGTTTGCGTCTACCTACCGTATAATACGGCTCATTGGGGCGCCCTACCGCTATATACTTCACAAGCACATTGCCCTTAGGCATATCTTTTACGAATGGATTGTTCCATTGGGTCAGTTCTTCCCGTTGTAATATTAGCTGACAAATAGCCGACTCATATATGTCCTTAATCACGTCTTTATATTCCGAGACACGACATTGCGGTTCTGCCGGTTCACTATTAAGACGCCATGCGCATGTTTTGCATACAGGCGTGTGGGATTGATTACAAAAAGTATTTGCGCAAATACGCTTTGCTCGCTCTTCAATGGTTGTCATAGTGAAAATAGATTTTATCTATATTAAACAAATATAAAGTGTGTAATTATTTATACTTGTTGCAGGTAAAGTAAAATACACCTATATTTGCATTGGACTTAAGAGATGAAGGAATAACATCGTCTTTTCAAATTATTCCAAAACACAAGTTTAAAAGACCCGGTATCCTACTACCGGGTTTTGTCTTGCAGTAGGATGCAAGATTTTAAGCCGAAAGGCAACAAAGAAAGGAGGTGTTATTTATGGAATCTCTTAAGTCCAAAAACGGCAAGTTGTATAAACTCGTATTTTGCAAATACATCCGTAAAAATGGGAAAATTATTTATCCCAAAAACGCTAAAGTTTTTGCAATATGGGTACCGGTTAATAATGTAGCTTAACCAATGCCGTCGTGGAGTGGTAGGACACTCCACTTTTTCATTTACTCTATCTCAAATTAAGTGCCATCCTCCGCGCCCTCTCGGCATTCTTAAGGTACTTATCCTTGTACTTTCGGTTGGCTTTCTCCGGAGGTACGAACAGAACTGTGTTGTTGTCCAGTCGCAAGGGGACCAGCCCGTTGTCTTTGAGTTCTTGAAGATATTTATTCATGGTCGTTTGATTGCATCCAAAAGAAGTGGGGGCTTCTTACTACCCCCGCGGTGGCGACACGGCTCCCGCGCCGCCGGTTTGCGTTCTGCCCGTTTCGTGGGCTTAGCCCGCCTCGGCCTTGCTACTGTTATTCACGCGGCCTCGGATTGTCGAGGGATATACCCTCTTTCGCTTCCGTTGTGATTAGCGCGTCAAGCGCCCGATCAACTCACAACTGGGAATGAATCCCTGTTGAGCTACCCGGATTCGAACCGGGAGTACCGCCTCCAAAGGGCGGTGTGTTACCGTTACACCATAGCTCAATAAATGCCGCCGACATCTCCACTCGCCCACGCCACCGCGTAGGGCTTCGATACCGGCGGGCAACCCGGCGCAGGCCGTCACGGAGAACGCCGGGACCACTAACTTACACTTAAAATAACTTAAAATACGATTGCGGATTATTGGCAGGAATCCGCGACCTGTGACATGTAATACTCGTTAAAGCGAGTTTGCCGTCCGTCTTCCGTAACGGCCTTTTGTTTGTTCGAGCAAATGGAATAACCCATTTTACGGAGCCGGCTGATTATGCGTCTGAGTTCCGTTGTGTGGTAGAGTCTCTCGGCCTTGCGGACCGTAAGCTTGCCGCCGGCCTTGAGATAGGCGAGAATCTTACTTTGCGGATCGTGTGTCATAGGACTTCACATATTTGCCGCTTTTGCCGCGGGTCCGATTGAACTTCTGGAGTTTGCCCTCCAATTCAAGGACTCGTTTTTGCATAGAATCAAGATCGTGAGTGAGCGCCAGAAATTTCTGGTTCATGCTTGCCAGATCCTGATACGCAGTTTCGCGTTCCGCAAGAGCTTTGCCCACTTCGATCTCCAGCTCCTCGATTCTCTTCCACATCTTCCAGCGGGGCGTCAGGTCGAACCAAAGGAAGGTTCTCTTTTTCAAAATCTCTCTCTTCATAGCTATAATGTTTTAAGGTGTTTCAAAAAAAAGCCCGCGCGCCGTCACACACAAACAACCACGTCAACTAAAACCTACCAACCTCCAAATCAGCACGCGGGCATGAAGCAGGCTTTGCGCTATGCAAATAATGAAAAACTACTAAATTACCCTGATTGGAAAGAACGTGTGCACAAAGCCTGCATTAGAGCCTGTGAAGGCGATCAAACCCGCACAGGCATAATAATGCTTTATTTATCCCGGTGGTCCTCGCCGCTCATGTCATCGCAGCTTCGGAACCTATGCCAGTCTTTTGCGCGTTCAAGCTATTCGCTCTTGCGGGGCTATCACTTCGAGCCTTGCCCACGGCCCGCCGATAACGCTATTATCGGCCTAACGGATCGCTTTATACCTTGCGGCGGGGTTACTGCCAGCGATCAAACCCCTCACCCATTGGGTGGCTATTTTGGGAGTGCGGCAGGATTCGAACCTGCAACCGTTGCAATCGGTTTCATATGATGAGTAAGCGCGGACTCTTGTGGGCTTTATTTCCGGGTTTATCCCACTCGTGCCGGACACGTGCCGCTTTATATCTGCGAATAAATGAGCTTGGGTCCCATCCCTGACGCTCTCGGTTATCCATCATCATATGGCGTCTACCATTCCGCCACACACTCCTTGTTGTTATTCCTTTGATGCCTTTTGTTTATCAATACTCCATGTCTTGTGCATTGCAGCGATCAGGTCGATATACCCTTTATATTCTTCGATCTGGTCGGAAGTGTAATTTTCCGCCTTACCGATTTTCTGAAAATGCTGTTGCCATTCAGAAATAGAGAAGCGTTTGCATCCTATTTGGATTACTTCATCACCCCAATAGGAAACCGTGTGGCGAGAAGCATTGATAAATAATGCTTTGGGTGCTATTTCATTGTTGCCCAGCTTGCACCCGGCGCCCAGCTCGCACCCGGCGCCCAGTTTGCACTCGTCGCCCAGCTCGCACTCGTCGCCCAGTTTGCACTCGTCGCCCAGCTTGCACCCGGCGCCCAGCTTGCACTCGTCGCCCAGCTCGCACCCGGCGCCCAGCTTGCACTCGTCGCCCAGCTCGCACTCGTCGCCCAGTTTGCACTCGGCGCCCAGTTTGCACCCGGCGCCCAGTTTGCACCCGTAGCCCAGGTTGCACCAGTTGCCCAGCTCGCACTCGTCGCCCAGCTTGCACCCGGCGCCCAGCTCGCACTCGTCGCCCAGTTTGCACTCGTCGCCCAGCTCGCACTCGTCGCCCAGTTTGCACTCGGCGCCCAGCTCGCACCCGGCGCCCAGTTTGCACCCGTCGCCCAGCTCGCACTCGTCGCCCAGTTTGCACCCGGCGCCCAGCTCGCACCCGGCGCCCAGCTTAATATTTCGAGAGACAAATTCCTTCGTTAATTCAGAAAGTTCGTTGTACTGGAAAGGAGTCCATCCTTTTTCATCGATCCAGAGATAAAGTGTTTTCATTGTGTGTGTATTTTTGGTTTAGTTCTCTATTAACTCTTCTACCCTGAACGCCCGGCCACGTCGTGGGCTTCTTAACCTGCGGCACTCGAAATCGGTACTGAACACTTCGACCGAGAACAGACAGAGAAGTATCGCCGCCCCTATTCTCCGGGTCATTTCGGACACGTTCAGGGAGATGCCGAAGTTCACCGTGAAATACCATGTAACAAGCGCCTGCAAGGTTCGTTTGGTCCCTGTCTTGTCGTAGATGCTCTGGAGATGATTCGCTACACATTGGTATATGACGTTCATCCGATCTGCGATCTCGCGGGCCGAGTATCCCAGCACGACGAGGTTCATTACTTCACGCTCGCGCTTGCTCAGTATGGCGTCGGTTTTCATTGCTATGCCAGCCCCCACGGCTCTTTGATTCCGTAGTTGGTAAAGGTTTCTTCAATGCCTTTGCGCTCAAAATCCGTATGCTCCAGATTACCATTCGCCCGATAGCACAAGGCTTGAGGGGTAATATTACCAAGCCCCCGGCGTAAATCCTCCCGAATCATAGTCCCTATTTTGCCCGGCATTTTATCTGCAACGGCGAGACCTTTTGTAAAGGCGTTTTCTTGTATCTTTTCGTCCGTCATCATTGTTTTATTTCTATTTTATTTGGTTATTTCTGCGTTTTTTGTATAACTTTACATTGTTTATACTTCAAACCTATTTTAACTTTGCACTTGCATTAGGTTTGAT